GAAAAGTATGCGAATCAGTAAACTACATCTGGCCCAACAGAGACTTTGTGATGGTATGTGCCAGACCTACTATGATTAACAGAGATGACAGAGGACGTTTACACAGCGAAAAAGAAATGTCTATCCAGTATCCGGACGGATGGGGACTGTATTACCTTCACGGCGTAAAATTTGAAAAAAAGTGGTGGGAAAAGATAGTCAACGATCAAATGTCCCCTGAAGAGATATTCGCCATAGACAATCTAGAACATAGACGCATTGCCTATGAGTATATGGATAAGACCAAAATGAAACAACTCAAGGATTACAAAGTTCTGGATCACGTCGATGATGACGGTCACGGATACCAGATGAATATCATATCCTTCACCGTAAAAGGCATTGAAGAACCACTCAAATATCTCAATTGCTTCTGCTCTACTACCGGCAGGGAATACTATCTAGGAACAGATAAGGATAAATGTTGGGAAGCAAAAAACGCAAGCTTCGGATTAAAAGATGTTGAATGGGTAGATGAATGGTAGAGGCATATCGCCTCTCCTTGCCCCTCAAACACACGGCGTGCTACCAGTAGGATAGTCTTCCGGTATTTCCGGAAACCTGGTAAATAGGCGGTTCGACTCCGCCGAGGGGTGCAAGTTTCTTCGTTCTTTCTGGATATGGCAGTCATACGACTGTAATTGTGGCTAGGGAAGCGTCACTCGAGGCTGTGTATAAAGCCGAGATACCGAATATCGTCAGTCAAACCCGCAAGGTGCAATTCCTTGCTATCCAGAAAAAGCGAATAAACAATAATTTTTAAAAAAAGGAGATGAAAATAGCCTCATATCTCGAAAATAATTCTCTTATAGAAGAGTTCGCACAATGGTTCAAGGAGGAAACCGGCAGAGATGATTTTTATCTGGGAACATATACGGACGGAGAAGCGTTCATCCAGATCGAGGGAGTAGAAATACCGTTCAGAAGTGCAATGAGGTTTATGAGAGATAAGCAACAGAGATTTAACTTTTAACCAACCCCTATGAACAAAACAACTTCCCTAGCCCTATCCAAGAGGATGAAGGAGCTGGGGGCGGTGCAGGAGAGTGAAACTATTTGGATATCAGAAATTTGGAAGGGGAAAAAAGAATATCGGCTTATGAGTGCTTCTAACGAAGAGGGAAGAATGAATTTGATCGCGAGTGGTTATGATGTCACATCCGCGTTCGACCCATCCGAACTGGGTGAGGTGTTTAAAGAAGCGGGAGCAGAAAAGATGATAAAAGCATACGGAGATTTATTCGGATTCAAGGGGACAGGAAGCATCGGTGCGATAGGGATGATAAGATTGCTTACAGAGCCAGACCGTCTCGGCGAAATGTGGTGCTACCTAAAAGAAAATAAACTAATTTAAAAACTATGCTCAACAAATTTAGGGAGAGGAAGCTATCACAGCTCAATGATTTTATCCATAACGCTGAGATCGGCGGTTCCCAGGTTCTAGTCGTAGAGTTCGATGACATGAAGTTATTCCTGGAAGACCTCATCTCCGAGGTGGAGGTGACGGTGAACTGTAGAGATGAAGAACCCGTATATAGAGAAGGCACTTTTTGTGCAGGGTGGGGGGAACACGCTCGTAAGTTCGAGGACACACTAAATAATAAGGAATAAATATGACATATAAAGAAAGAAGGATCGCGGAGTTCCGGGAGAAGTTAGGCGGTGGTGCTTATGCCGCTAACAATAATTTTTATGAAGCCTTCCTCTCCGAAACGATTGAGGAGTGCAGGGGGTTCATTCCGAACAAGAAAACAATTACCGACGGATTTAAACTCGGATGGGATAGGTGTATCGATGACATCGAGGCTAAGTTCGGAAAGGAGGACAAATGAATAAATGGAAAATACAAATAACCATCGAAGAAGAAGTAGAGGCTGAATACTTCGAGGATGCCGATAAAAAGGCAGTAGATATATGCGAACACTACGGATTAGTTGATCCAGATATAGAGATATTTCCGTTGGGGTATATAGAGGGAAGGGAGGAAGTATGAGATGTCAAATATGCGGAAGATTCGTATCAGAACTTGAAAAAGAATATTGTGACGAGTGTGGACGTATCTTTTGTCCAGAATGTTACGGAGACGAAGATAGCGAAGGCGATGTTTTTTGTAAAAATTGTGATTGGTGCGTGGAGGACTAGCCTCTTCCAAGTAGGAGAGACGGACAGTGAGCCGATGGGAATTGCCATTCGGTCTATCGAGTGAAACCATGAGTAGGCCTGGATAGATACCAGTGACCGAAGGGATGGTTATGAAACGCAATCTGCAAGGTCAAACCCTTGCCTCCTACTTAGAGGATATTAGTCAATAATTATTTAATTCTAAGGTATGAAAGATATCCTGATCGCGATAGACGTCGACGGAACTTTGCGGAACAACACAACAGAAGAAGTGGTAGCCAACGAAGAAATCAGAACGCTGCTCATAATCCTATCCAAGTTTAAGAACGTGAAGATACTGGTCTGGTCGGGTGGGGGAGAACTTTACGCAAGGCAGGTGTGTTCCTCTTTGGGAATATCGGAGTATGTTGACAGGTATGCTTCCAAAGAATATATCAAATGCCCGGACTGTACAGATCCAGACGAATGCACACACCACGTTTTCGGAACAAAAATAAAGCCAGACATCGCCATTGATGATATACATGAGTGCGAGCTGGGTGCTATCAATTTAATCGTTAAGCAGAAGTAGTATGACCGACAAGGTAAAAAAGCTTTTCGAGGTAGTTATCGACAGTTGCGATGACTTGAAAGAAAAGAGAGAAGAAGATGAATTTGCGGGCTGTATTGATGATTGGTTTTATAAACACGTCCGCAGATATATCCGCCTTGAACACCTTTTGAGGACTGCGGAGAAGAGGGGGAAACTAATATACGTTTCGTCTTCTGGAGTTGTAAGTAAAATGAGACCGGAAAGATATATTTTAAGAAGAGCGGATGGCGGAACTTCGGAAGACACTTTTCCTATGATGGACTATATTTGCACCTTTGACTTATCCATCCCCCTCTCCGACCAATCCCCCGAAGTCCTAGAGAAGATTGCGGAGGTGGTGGTATGACACCTAAACAATTACACTTCTGGTATTACTTCGGTTATTTTCTAAAAAGTTTTTTATATTTTATAGCTGCTTTCACATTATTTATTTTGATAATTTTAACCTTATGAACAAATTAAGAGAGGAGATAAATGACTTATTCGTCGAAAAAGGGTATAGACGCAAGGAGTTTGTTAATGACTTGGAGATACTTTTTTTACGAAAAATGAAAGAAGAGAAAGAACTTGGAGAACATCCATTTAAAGATTATCCGTTTGTGCATATGACGACAGATGTGGTGGAAGGACAGAAAGAATACGACACGGACGGAATAAAAGACGTATTGGCTCAATTTGATTGTGAAGGCAAACACTATTTAATAAGAAAACGGACAGAAGGAGATTATAATTATTTATAACTACTATGAAATTAAGGGAGGAGATAGAAGAAGAATTGGATAGATATTTATCCTATGCAAATTTGAAGTACACGACAGCAAAAAAGAGTGCCTCAGATAATCTCCTAGAACTCTTCCAGGAAAAGATGCTGGAGATGGTGGGGGAGGATGAGGATGTGGAATATAATGTAGCTGTATGTAATATATGCGATAAGCCACGTTATGGAAGATTAGACCCAGAAGAGAGGTGCCAGTGCGATATATCAGGAGAATACATAGCTAAAACAATGATGTGCGACGATACCCCACAAAATACTTTGCGAGCCGAGATAAGGGAGAGGATTAAGCAAATAGCAGGATAACTCCTGTTTTTAATTTACCAAAATGAACAAACTTACGCTTTATATTGTGCGCTGGCAGCTCAGTACACCTATTCTCTACTTGGTAATGGCATTAGTAAAATTACCCGAACTAGAGAAAGTGGTATTAGCTAACCTTGTCGGGGCGTTGGTATTTTATCCGATTGATAACAAAATTTTTAAGAAAGGAGGGGGGATGGAAGAAACTTAAGATAAAAACGGAATTTAATATATAGGAGAAACAAAAGATGAAAGCAAAAGTTTTCATTAAAGAACTACCACGCCAGAGACACGACCGCCGCGCCACCAAGTCAGTAAATGACAAAGCCCAACACAGACTTACTGATTTTCAGTACCAAAAATACGGAGTTAGACCAAGATGCTAACAATATGCACTAAGTGCGGAAAGAGCTGCACGGATGCAGAAAAAGAGACTTGTCCTACATGGATAATGAAAAAGCACGATCAGGAGGTGTACTGGTGAGAAACAAAAAAGAACAGCTGGCCAGAGCCAGAAAGATAAGGGGAAGACTAAAAACTTCCTCTTTTAATTTAAAACTATTGAAATGAAAATAATCACAGAGGACGGAGAGTACGATGGAGAGGTCGAATCCATCGAAGACTATCTCATTAAAGAAGATGAGATTTACACACAGACCGAAGACCCCGATAAGGCGTGTGACCTTGTAGGAAGACTTCGGGACAAGTATTTACTAATTAAGATTGAGTAAATGGAGATTGACTACACAAAGATTAAGGGGGTAATCGAAGAGGTCAGAGATACCGATTTTGTGGCTGGAACGATACCCTACGAGGTAGTATGCGAAGACTGGCGGCCGTATCTTCCTAACCCGGAAAAGCAAAAAAGGGGAAGGTGGGACACCATGAGCTGTGTTACCTTCTCGGCTCTGAACGTTCTTGAGACACAGCTAAACTTCATGCTCGCCACAGGAAAGATAGCGCCGTTTGCGGTAGAGCGGCTGATCGAGATGGGCTACATCGTAGACGGACAGTTTAATTTCTCTGAACGCTTCACGGCGGTTATGTCGGGAACTACGGATCAGGGGAACTCATTACAGAACGTCTGGGATTCTATCAGACACGACGGACTTCTCCCGGAAAGAGATTGCCCATACACCGATACAATGACAAAGACTCAATACTTCGCCAACAACTTCACCGAGGACAACAAAACAAAGGCTAAGTCATTCTTAGGGTATATCGACATAGCCTATGAGTGGCTGATCGTGAATAGTTTTGCTCTGGTAGACTGGGAGGTAGAAAGTATTAAAAAGGCTCTCAAACAGTCCCCCCTGCAATTCGTTACTCCTGTGAGTAACTGGAACAAAAACCCCTGTACCCCTAATCCTAAGGAAACAACGGGGGTACACGCGACGATGAACTGGAAGACTGTAAATTTCTATGACATTGAGGACCACTATGACCCGTTCTTGAAGCAGTTGAGCGGGGACTACATGATACGATACGCCATGAAAGCGGTGGCAACTTTAAACGATAATATTAAAGCAGAAATGACAAATACTAAATTTGTGAAGGACACTAACTCGGACACGGTTTACTTGGCTTATCCGATTAACACTCCCACGGCTATGGAAAGTTACGCTATGAACGTAGGAAAGGACATTAAAAGAAACCCGGACGGAAGTGTCGATGTCTTGGGAATGGTCGAGGGTTCTATAACAATTAAATAAAACAAATGACGCAAGAAACAAAAGACGAATACAAAAGATACCTAGTATCTTCGGCGACTACGTTCTTCGCCGCGTTCCTTCCGATCATGGCTTCTGGAATGGTAGACACAAGCGATGCTGCCCTTTATGGTATCTTCCTCACGGCTTGTAGAACAGGACTTAAAACAGTGTTTGAATTGTGGGCTGGTTATCTTGGTAAAAAATAATAAATGAAATATTTTGAAGTAGAGATACCTCAAGAAAGTGCTTTTATAATCCCAATAGGTGATATACATCTTGGAGATGAGAAGTTTACAAAGTCAAGCGAGGATAAATTGATGGGTTATCTGAAATGGGTCAAGGAGAGAGAAAATGCTTTTATATTTCTAGGCGGTGATGTATTCAATGTGGCTAGTCGTAATTCAAAGACTAGCCCTTTTGATACCCGTGTAAATGAATACGAAAAAGCTATCGAAATCTTTGAACCCTATAAAGATAAAATACTATTCTCCTTAGACGGAAACCACGAAAATAGAATGTTAGACGAGTTCGGTATTTCCCCTATGCAATCTTTTTGCAGGGAATTGAAGATACCTTACGCTAAATGGTCGGCAGTCCTTCGGGTGAAAGTCGGAAAGAGAGAAGATAATCGCTGGAATCAAAACTACTTCATTTATGCTCATCACACTGCGGGAGGAGGAAGCTCAATCGGAGGTAAGTTAAACCGAGTAATTAAATTGAGAGAAATCGTTGAAGGTATAGATGTTTATTGCGGGTTTCATAATCATCAGTTAGCGGCAGCTCCACAAGACGTATTCTATCCCTCAATGCAAGAGAAAGGGGTTAAACAAAGACGCATTTGGTATGTCGATTGCGGTTCTTATTTGGAGTGGAACGATAGTTACGCCGAAAAAGCAATGATGTCACCTGTGAAACTAGGCTCTCCCAGAATAAGGCTCGACGGAAAAAAAGAAAAACACGATGTGCATATAAGCATTTAAAATTAAACACAACTATATGATTGAAATCTATATCTGGCTCTTACTGCTCACAGCGGGAGTTGTTAACGCACTTGGTAAAGCGTATAGCGATGAATGGGAAGAAAGAGACTTGGAGCTTAGCAATTGGGTGTACCGCCAGAAAAAAGAGATTGACGAACTTAAAAGCCACACGGGGCAAACCCCCAAGCTCCAATCAAAAGTAGATATTTTGCAAGGAAGAATTGATGAAATGGAGGAAGGAGATATAGAAGATATTCTCCTCGAACGTATTGAAGGTTTGGAGAAGTATCTGAAAATCGAGGGGGAATACACCGAACCCGAAGAGTCTAAATTCATCTATAAGAAAAAATAATGGAAACAACTGTCGCAGGTATCACTTTCCGCATAAAGGAAAATCCCGAAGTAGCGAACCTAAGACCTGTTGGGGCAGTAACATTGCAGAAAGAGCCGGACAACAAGTTTGACCCTAATGCTATTGGGGTTTACTACAAAGGAATTCAGATAGGTTACATACCAAAAGGAAAGGAACAGATGACCGTCAACCTGGCCCTAAGCAAAGGACTAGAGGTAACGGCCAGGGTAAACGAGTACAGATACTGCGATGGCGATGACTTCAATGACGAACACAGAGGACAGCTCCAATATATAAAGTTGGAGCTTCATTCGTCTATACCCGAAAAGAGGGAATTCGAGTCCAGTTTCAAGAAAGAAATACCCTACTCCTGTTCCTTGTGCGGAAAGGATTTAGTTCACGGTAATTTCGGTGTCTATTGCCCTGACTTCAAAGATGAGAGGCATAAAGTGGGAAGCCGAAGGCAGTGGAAGCCAGTTCGGAAAGATTTAATCTACGATAAGCCGTTGGAAGGCGGAGAACCATTTTAGCTTATGAATGAAGTACCCCCACAAAATCTAGAAGCAGAGCAGTCCGTCCTGGGTTCCTGCCTAATCGACAAGGAAGCCATAGAGAGGTTGGAGGGCCTAGTACCCTCCGACTTCTACGATCTAAAAAATCAAAACATTTTCGGGGCGATGATCTACTTACATGAGAAAGAAATCCCCATAGACACTCTTAGTCTTTCTACGGAGTTAAAACACAGAAAGTTATTGAGCAGATCGGGAGGTCAGGGGTACTTGGCCGGCCTAGGAAATGCAGTCCCCACGGCCACAAACATTCTTCACTATTCCAAGATCGTGGCAGAGTGTTCTATTCGCAGAAAGTTAGTAGAGAAAGCATACGCTATCCAGATGTCGGCATATGACGAGAGCGTTCAACTAGAAAAAGTCCTGGAGACAGCCGACAGGGAGATGACCGCCGTCATAGAAAACAACAATGAAAAATTGGGAGATGAGAAACCGATGGATATGTCCTCTCTCGCGCTGATGTTCCAAGAGGATTACGAAATTAAAGATGAGATAGGACTGAAACTTGGGATAGACGCATTAGACGATGAGTTGAATGGCATAGGCGGCGGTGAACTCATCGGACTTACAGGTGAAAGCGGGGCCGGCAAGACTGCCCTCTCCCTAGGCTTAGCACTTCATCTGGCCCAACAGGGAAAGAAGGTTTTGTATTTTAATCTCGAGATGGCGCCAAAAGATATTGTGTCTCGCCTCATTTCTATCTTCTCTGGACTAGATAATACGCAGCTCAGAAGAAAGACGATGGACGATAGCGTAGTAGACACAGCATTGGCTCGGCTATCAAACATGAAGCTAAAGATACTCTCCCCAAGTTGGATGACCTCGCAGGGAGTAGGAAGGATCTCAAGCGTGGAGAAGAAAAAGAACGGACTGGACTTCATCGTGGTGGATCACATCAACGAACTTAAAGATGAAGGAAAGGATGAAAAGGAAGTAATTGAAAGCGCACTTAAGTACTTGAAGCCATTGGCAGTAAGATTAGACATCCCCATCCTTGTTCCGTTCCAGATGAATTACTCCGGGTTTAACAAACAGACCCCCACCCAACAAGACGGTAGGAGTTCTTCTAAGTTGTCGAACGTATACGGCGTAATGCTCTCTTTGAAACTAAACAACAGTCCAGAGATTTCATTGCTTCCAGGAGAGTCACAGGTTGATTTATGGATTACCAAGAACAGACACGGAAGGTCGAAGATAAAAGTACCGCTTAGGTTTCAGGGTAGCAGCTTAAGATTTAAAGATAACTAAAAATATGTTTAGCAAATACGAGTTAAAAAAGAAACTTAGCAAGGGGCTGGGTACTACCATTGTAGAAAAGTACAAGGTAGAGATAGACGACTATATCGACAGCATGAATGGTGCGGACGAGGAATTGGTCTACACGGCTTTGCAGCAGTTCATTTGTAACAAATTCACTGCCAAGCCTAAGAAAAAGAAAGAATGTGAACTCTGCGGAGGAAGTGGGGTCTTGGATGATCCCGTCTGGGACGAAGACTCAAAAAGTTATCATCCTACCGGGTCAAGGAAGTGCGATTGCCAACTGTAATTTATTAAGAACAAAAATGAAATACGAAAACATCGAGGACAAACTGGGCCTCGGAAGACACATACTAAAAATCGAACCACAGGAGATTTGGGATGATGTGGAAAAGAAGTTCCAAAGAGGAACGCAAAGAACGGGAATTTCCAGAACAGGCAATAAATGGTGGATGTACAGCGTAAAAGAACACACCGATAGCAAAGGACACCGCTTCAAGATTTTAGCCTTTGACCAAGCGCAAAAGGAATTATTCGATGGTGGCACGATTGAAATGGTGGTCAAAGAAGGTAGAGATTGGGAGGTAACCGAAGACGGACAGCCTCTTATCGTAAACGGAAAAGGAGTAAAAAAGAAAAAGGCTTTCTTCAATCCTGTGAGAACTGCCGAAGAAGGCGTGAGGGAATATGCAAGGGAAGTTTGCGAGGCAAATCCCCCAGAAGAAGAAATCTCTATGCAAGATATAACCGACTTGTTTTAAATCTAACTTAGAAAAATGAAAGAAGAATTGTTGGCCTTGGCCTTTGTTATGCTCTTTGTGTTTGTTTGCGCTATCATTGGAGGCCTTTTGTACCTTACGTTGTCTGGTTTGTATCTAGCCTTCACCTCTCACGTTGTTACTGGGATTATAGCCCTGATCGTAGAACCCCTGCCGCTGATTATCGGTATCTCAAATCTCTTCGGGCATAACATTGCGCCTGATATTACTAGCTTTATTCTGGGACTGTAATGGCAAAAAAAAGAAGCCCTCTCCAAAAAGCAAAGGATAACGCTTGGAAAGCCTGTTCGCTTTACGTTCGTTTAAGAGATGCGGATTGGAGAGGTAACGATACCTGTGTAACTTGCGGGAAAGTTGACCATTATAAACATATGCAAGCTGGACATTTCGTGCAGGGAAGACATAACTCTATCCTATTTGATACGAGGCATATTCATCCACAGTGCCCAGGTTGTAATTTATTCAAGAACGGAAACCTGTATCTCTACGGAAAGTTTATGGAAAAGAAATACGACCAGGAAGTTATAGACGAATTGTTTGAGTTGGATAAGAAGTCCGTAAAGTATACGATACAGGACTATAAAGATATTGAAACTAATTTTAAAGAATTATGCAAACAATTAAGTCAATAAAGAAAGATAAAAATAAGAACAGAACCGTTTTATATTCTAGATGGGATGGAATCTTGCAAAGATGTAACAATATCCATAATAGCTCTTATCACAAATATGGTGGCAGGGGAATATCGGTATGTGAGAAGTGGTTGAAATACGCTGGCTTCAAAGAAGATATGGAAAAGAGTTTTCAAGAACATTCAGAAACATATGGAGTAAAAAACACTACGATAGATAGAATTGACGTAAATGGAGATTATTGTAAAGAAAACTGCCGTTGGGCTACATACAAAGAGCAAGCTAACAACACAAGAACCAACCGTAATTTAACTTATGAGGGAAGAACACAAACAATGCAAGAGTGGTCTGAAGAAACAGGGATAATGCATAGAACCTTATGGGGAAGAATAAATGGAGGATGGAGTGTAAAAAGAGCTTTAACTGAAAAACCATCTACTATAAAGATATTTCTTGAATTGAATGGAGTAAAAAAATCATTAAAAGAGTGGGCGGAGGAATTGAATATTCACTATGATTATCTATATTCAAGATATAAAATTGGATGGGATGATGAGAAGATACTTACCACATCAATAATAAGACAGTAATATGCAAAAGATATTCTTAGCAAAAGTAGAAAAACAAAAACTTAAGCTCTATAATCCCGAACAATTTAGGGATTTTATTATATCTCTGGACGGAAAGGAGATTGAACTCACTCTAGGAAAGAAGAAAGAAAATAGGACTCTCAATCAGAATGACCTTATGTGGGCTATCAATACCTTGATAAGCAACGAAACTGGTTTTGAGAAAGACGAAACGCACGAGTATCTAAAGACTAGATTTGCCCCCAAGAAGAAGATAACCGTTAAGGGACAAGAAACAATAATCCCCAAAGGAACGTCGCAGTTTACCAAAGAGGAATTTTCAGAATACATTGAAAGGATTAAAAGGTTTGCTGCGATTGAACTGGGGATTGTGATACCCGAATCTAACGAAATGATTTTCTGATGTATAATGGAAGTCTAAGGGGGAGAGGGAGGGATTTTGACCGCGGCGGTCCGTCCGAAAAAGGAAGAAAAAGGAGTGATTTGTTAGACCAGATATTTTTAAAACCATAATTTTAAAACTATGACAAAAGTCAAAGAAAAGAAGGTGTCGGCGGAAAAGATCTTGCGGACGGAACCATATTACACCAACTCGACCCAGCTGCCGGTGGGATACACCGACGATCTCTTCGAGGCGGTCAAGCTGCAGGATCCGCTGCAGACCAAGTACACGGGCGGGACGGTGCTGCACGGCTTCGTCGGCGAGAGACTGCCCAGCGGCAAGGAGGCCAAGCTGATCATCAAGAAGATCTTCGAGAAGCACGCGCTGCCTTATCTTTCCCTCACTCCGACTTTCAGCGTCTGTCCCATCCACGGCTATCTGGCGGGGGAGCACTTCACCTGCCCCAAGTGCCTGATCGAACAGCCCTGCGAAGTCTATTCGCGCGTCGTGGGATATCTCAGGCCGGTGCAGCAGTGGAACAATGGCAAGGTCTCGGAATACAACCAGCGGAAAGTGTTCAAGATCAAGGCGGAAAGCAAGTAGTCGTGGCAGAAATAAGAAAATAAAAATCGACAGATGATACTTTTTGACAACGTTTCCAAGCGGAAAAAAAACATGACTATCTCAAAATGATTTTATGATGTACCTAATAATCAAAAAAGTAGAAGCCGATAATGTCGAACAAGCGATAAAGAAGTCTGAGAAAGAGAAGATATATAATTGCACGATACTTCCCGAAGAAAAGATAAACGCTAAAGACGGAATTGGCTTTGAAGTAACAGAAGAAGATGACTGAAAAAAGAGATATAAGTAAAGTTTATGAAGAGCTCCTTGGGCTAGATCCTGACTTTGGAGATAACGAACTCCTTGTGAGCAGTAAGAATCTATACAAGAAATGTATAGAAACAATGAAGAAGAAGAACCACGATTATGGTGGCGAAATTGACCCCCTGTATAATTTCAGGAATTGCGAGATGTTGGGAGTCTCAGTTCCGAAAGGAATCCTTGTAAGAATGATGGACAAGATTTCGAGAATCAATGTCTTGCTGGATTCAGAAGCGCAGGTAAAAGATGAGAAGATAGAAGATACGATTGAAGATTTGTGTAACTACGCCAGTATCCTATTATTTGCTCTCCGTGAAAAAGATACTAACGAGAGTGCAGACCTCTAAAATACCCTCAAAAGTGGTAGCTTAACGATTTGTCAAGGTTAAATAAAGGCTTGTTTAAGCCACGTTAAAAATAAGAAAAATTATTAAATAGCAAAGTTGACCTCTGATACCTTTAACTAATAAAATGGCTTATCTTAGCCAACCTAAAATTAACAAAAATATGAGAAGAATGACAGAGAAATTTAACACAATCCAGAAGAGAAATCCACTGTTTTCATCTTACATCTGTTTTGCTGAATTGGTTAGAGGACAGAAGATGACACAGCGTTCACTTGTTAGACATTTTCACAACCTTGTAGAGAAAGATGACTATGCAAAGAATGAGGAGGAAGAGATTATTGACCACTTAATGAGTCTAGCTTAGACACATAAAAACAGAGCCGACCTTAATTGGTTTAGGGGGGGGCTTGACAGCCGTGTTATAATGAATATAGAGGGGTAAAGAGTGTCCCTGCGATATATTCATCAGAGTATATTTTTTATTACTTAATTTTAGGGAGATGAGAAAAGGGGAGAAGATGTCTGATGAGCAAAAGGAAAAAATAGGCAACGCTAATAGGGGGAAAATACGTTCTGAAGATACCAGGAAAAAAATTAGCGAAATTAAAAAAGGTAATAAAAACAGATTGGGAAAAACTTTTTCAGAAGAGTCTAGGGAAAAAATGAAAAAATCCCATTTGGGGCAAAAATCTTGGAATAAGGGTTTAAAAATGTCAAAGGAGTTTTGTGAAAAATGTAAGTCTCACAAAATGCCAAATAACATAGGTATAGTTAGAAGTGAAGAATATAGAAGAAAAAGTAGTGAGTTGCATAAGGGTTTGATGGTTGGAGAAAATCATCCTAATTGGAAAGGCGGAGTAACACCAGAAGTAATGAAAATTAGAAATTCGCTTGAGTCTAAGTTGTGGCGTGAAGCGGTGTTCAAAAGAGATAATTATACTTGTAGCAAAACAAATATAAAAGGAGGTATTTTGGCGGTTCATCATGTCCTTAATTTCTCTCAGTTTCCCGAACTTCGATTTGATGTAAATAATGGCATCACTCTTTCAAAAGAAGCACACATAGAATTTCATAAAATCTATGGGAAGAAGGATAACAATAAAGAACAAATAGAAGAATTCCTCGGAAGGAGATTGGAGCAACAAAAAACAGCCTCCCAATAAGGGGCTGTTTTTTAAACTCAAAATATAAAGTCTAAGGCTTTCAAAGCTAGTATAGATAATACAGAGGCTACTGCTGCAATTACAGCGTAATTCTTCTTTAACTCATTTATCTCTTTTTCCAGTCTGTTTTGGTTCGTGTCGCTCTCTTTGATACGTTCATCTATCTTCTTCCAAATGTTACTAAGCTCTTTATCGTTCCCAGCTTTCCAATCATCTAGTGTCTTTTGTAATTGTTCTTGTCCTTTTTTGATAAAACTTATATCTTTTCCCATTTCTGCGATGGCTACGGCTATTTTTTCTTCTTCCACGTTGTTCCTTTCTAGGTCTGTTGACAATGTTTTAATGTGGGTTATAATGTAGTTATTAAACTATATGTAAATTTATGAGAATTAAAGGAGGGGAGTTTCCGGATTCTTGGATTCAGATTTTAGTGTTTATTATTATTTTAGCAATAATTAAATACCTAATAAAACTATGAAGAAAATGCTCATTGTTACTTTGTTTGCTTTTTTATTTGCATTTAATGTGAATGCAGCAAATTTGTCTGATTTATCTGATGGGGCTATTATAAGGACAGTAAACAATCCAGACATTTATATAATCAAATATTCAGGTGGAAAGAGTTTCAAAAGATTGGTTTTGAATCCAATGGTATTTGATTCTTACCAACACTTGAAGTGGGATAATGTTTTAGTCATATCTCAAGAGGATATGGACAAATTCACCACGTCTGATTTGGTAAAAGTTTACGGAACGGATAAGGTGTATCAGTTAGTGGCCAGCGGAGATTCGGGAAACAAATATACAGTAATCGGAACTAATTACAATACAAACTCGGTTTACATAATAAACAATACCGATTTTGAAAACTACACCTATAAGGGTACAGTAGGGGAGTTAGAGGAAGAGTCTAGTGAAACGGTGGTGAAGGAAGAAGACACTGGCACCACTGACACCACGAGCACGAGAGAATCAGAAGTGAGCGAGGCGTTGTCAGATATTGACTCCCGTATCTCTAAAATGAAGACAAGGATAACAGAATATGAAACCAGGATAGAAGTCTTAGAATCAGAGATAGCAAGAATAAATCTACCTGGGGTTACGTCTCTGTCTACAAAAGATAGAATAAAGAGGTTGGGAGAAGAATGCGCCAAGATAAAAGAAGTCTATACTCCCCTTAAGGAGAAACAAACCAGACTCAAGACCATCAAGTATGAATTTGAAGATTACATCAAAGACGGTACCAAGGTGCCTGCCGAGGATAGAACTTATCTTGATAATCTCTCCGATGAAGAAGAGGCAGAAGTAAAAGCAGCCGAAGACGCTAAGAAGGCGGACGAAGATAAAGCATCCAGAAAGGCAGAGGCTAGTCCCGTGCTAGAACGCATTGACTCCATGTCAGACGAAATTGATGAAAAGTGGGAGGAATATGAAGACACAGAAGAAGCCTACGCACGTAAGATAAGGAACCTGGAAGAAGATATAGCTGTTGGCAAAGAGGGTGGCAAAGACACCACCACCATGCAGACAGAACGTGACAAGACAGTCAAGGAGCGCGAGGCGTATGTAAATCTCTATAACGACGACCAGCACAAGGTTTATATGTTGAACGCGATATCATCCAGGATAAAGAAGTACATCGAGACTGGAACTCCTATCCATCAGGGGCATAGGACATATTTGATAGAAGACTGTGGGATTGATAGCAGTCTTCCTACCAATAGTAACGCTTAATTCACTTGGTATAAGTATATGAACATTATAAAGAATAAAATGAAAGGATTTGAGTTTTCACTCTCATCCTTTGCATTCTTTATCCTTATGTTGGGATGTCTAAGGGTTCTGATACTTTGGATAGATACATTCTGGAACTAATAATTCTGACTAGCCAAGTAAGCAATCTGATTATTAACTTCTTTACTTAAAATACCCTTATCATAGAGGGTTTTTAAGTATGCGTTTTTAGCGTCACTTCCTTTTATCTCTTTTACTTTGGCGTAAATGAACTTAGCCCTAGTTCCATTTTCTACCTGCATTTGAAGCATAAGCCTATCACCATAATCAAGGTTTTGTTTTTCTTCCTTGTTTATGGTTGTAATCTTTTCATACATATCTTTGTCTGTATCGTAAATGCTTTTCAATTTGTTATTAGCATCCTGATTGGACATCGTTTTCAGCTCGGAGTAGATAACTTCTGCTTCCTGTTTTTTGATAAACGTAGAATCTGTTTGATCTTGAAGGATGTCTTGCATCTCTTTATTATCAACGTCTTCTAAAGCACCTCCAGAAGCTCTACTAAATCTATCTAAGAAGGCAGATGAAATGGTTTTACCCCCTATTTGTTCTTCGGGGATTACATTTAATCCGGCCAATACTCTGTCAGAAGCATTTATAAGGTAAGAAGCTGTCTTACCTCCTGTTGATTTAATCCATTCCTCTACTTGGATAGGAGATACATTCAAAGCCTTGCCAACTATCCTTGCACTTCCAGAAGTGTTGTCTTTGACCTGTAATTCTGGACTTAACTTAGACAATTTGTCAGATACGATATTATATCCAGAATAGAAGTTCTTGTTTGCATACGCTTCTACTGTAGGTCTGATTGCTTGCGGTGTAAGTGTTGACATAAGTTCTCCTGTATTCAATCCGAGCTTTCCACCCTCTATTTTAACAGGGTTTATAGGCAAGACAGAACCAGTAAGAGCATTAAACAAGTCTGATGTTGATACTGGGTTCATCCCGTGCATTTGTTCGATAGATTTTCTCATCACATTAGCGACAGACGCTACTTCCTGAGAGATAGGAATTTCTATCACATTCCATTTACCGTTTTCGTCTTTAGTCGGATTAGGTGGTATGAGAATAAAATTGCTTTCCTTTTCGTATTCGGTTATATCGTCATAAGCAGCTTTCCTATCAGGAGAGCCGATATTCCAAGCAGTGGTTAATGCGACAGGGGTATAAACCGCAACACCTAATTTTACTGCTGTTTGTACAGGTTTGTTCTTTACGGTTCTTACGAAGGTTCTTGTTCCTTGAACGCTTGCTCCAAAGTAAAGAACCATAGCATTCAAAGAAGCTCCCCACTCACCACTATTCATAAAGTCAACCGTATTTTCATTAAAGGCCCTAGCCGCTGTAGCTCGTGCCTCTTCTTCTGTCAGCCCCTTTTTAATCGAGGCTTGCATAGAACCTTTGTATTGCATTGTCCTGGTCAATTCTTCACTCCTTGAAAAGATGTCTTCAACCGCACGAAACATAGCGTCAGGATGTGTTACTTTGTATTTTATATTTGAAGCAATGCTTCTTTCTGCTCTTATTTCTTTTAACCCCTTAGCAATCTGTTCCCTTGAAAGGTCAAAGGCAGTTCCAGAAGCACCCGACAACACCATTTTCTGATATTCTTCTCCGTGTCCTATCACGTCATACAGTGAACCAAGAAATACCTTTGGATTGGCCATTGAACTTCTTAATGCTTTGTCTGAGTTTATAAAAGCAGTAAGTTGGTCTTTGGCGATGTTCGCTAAGGTAAACACTGGCTCTATTCCAGATATACCAACTCTGGCAATTCTGGTTGGAATGGCAAGTATTTTAAGAAGCGAGCCTAATTGCTGAACCCCCATAGATTTGGCAGCGTTGGCAATCTCAGGAGTAGTTTCATAAATCTCCTTTACTCCGTTTCTGATTCTACTTATGGTAGCTTTCCCACGACTTTCAGCGTCTTTAATAAGTTTAGCTTCATCGAATAAGTCCATTCTCCTAGCTTGGATAACATCTAAGTCACCTTTGATATTGGATATATCATCTAAAACTTCTGCAAGTTTAGGTTCACGGTTTGCTATCTTCTTTTTAATAGCAGCAATCTTATCTGGTGTTTCTTCCACTAGACTACTTATAAGCTGTTTTACCTCCTTAGTAGAAAGTTCGACTTCTTTAACTGTGTGTGTAACCCCAGTCTGAACGGTTTGCTTAAATTCCTCTGTATCTCCTTTGAAGGTAGGTCTAGCATAAGTAGGTTTAACTTCCACTACTACTCGTTTCTGAATAGATCCTTCTTCTTCGCCTCTTTTCAGATATTGTTCTATGCCTTGTTTATTAAGCTTGTTCAGCTCTGATTGTATTTGTCTAGCCCACTTATTACGAGTAACTAACAGTCTTTTTAAATCGTTTTTTATTGGCTTTAATTCCGCAAGCTCTGACCATATATCCATTCTACGCAATACGTCTTCGGAGGTTCTTAACGCTTTCAACCCGAAAGGATTGTCGGCCACCTTCTCATAATCAATCAAAGTAGAAGCGGCGTTGTTCTTGTTCACCTGATAGAATACTTTGTTCGTTTTGTTGGAAAGAGATACTAAAGTATTCTCAATCTCACGTTTAGAACCTTGTAATTTCTTTACTACAGTCTGTTTAGAAAGTGAAGCGATACCTCTTGTTCCTCCGTGTGTGATTGCTTCTTCTGTTTCGTCAAAGATACGAGAGAAGTCCACATAGGTCGGATATTCTTTCTTTAGATATTCAGCCGTTTCTTTTGTAATAATTCCGTGTTCTCCATCTCCAACTGAGATGTCTAATAGTTTGTTTGTATAATCGTAAATCTTTTGAGCTTGTTCTTCGTATTTAGTCTTAAAAGCTTCAATCAGTTTAGAGTCATCTACGACATTTCTTCCTGTTTCAATTCCTTTCGAGGTTAACGTCAAGGAATGTTTGGCTTTAAGGTATTGGTCAAACTCTTCTAAGTCCTCCACGCCCCTTATAACATCTTCAAATCCAGTTGTTTTTTTGAACATCTCCGCTTGTTTAGCAGAACGCTTCACGTTGGAAATCTGATGAATAATGTCTTTGGTAGGTATGTAGTCTTTTGTATTCTTAATAGAAGAATTGAATACATCTTTTATCGGAGAGGCACTATCAATGAATTTAACTTTAACTCCGTCCACTAATTTACCAGCCTTTTCCTTTAAGGTCATACTTCCCCTTGCTGCTTTTTCTGCTACAACCTTCGACTTCACATATTCCGTAGCATCAAACTGTAATGCTCTGCTTCCTTCCGCTAACGCTTTTTCTTTATCCACATAGGTAGTGCCAAGTTGTATTCTTTCGATAGACCTATACGCCTTAGACACCTCTTCCTCTTTAGTCATCTTGGCAATAATAGGAGCGTATGCCTTCGCTATATCGTCTTGAACTTTGGCACCTTTTAACATTTCCTCTATCCTTACAACATTCTTTTCTTTGGCAAGTACTTTAAGAAATCCCTTTTCGCTTCCTCCGAATCCAGTAAGGTCTAATGCGGTTGAGGCTAACACCAATCCGCCAGAAGTAAGAGAAGAAAGGCTTTTGGGGACTTTTATTCCCAAGATTATTCCTTCGTTTTCTTCCCTTGCTTTTTCTAGCTCAGTTCTATATCCCAGAGATTTTACATTCTCGTCTTGCAAAAGTCCTGCAAAATTAAAAGGTTTTATTTCTTTTATCTTAGCTCCAGTAATCTTATTCGCTAATGTAATCCCTACGCTTTCAGAGGCTCTTAAAGTAAAATCAGGGATAGCACTAATCAGCGTCCAAGAAGACTTACCGAAGTTTTGTCCGACATCTCCCAGTGTATAATTTTGTTTTCCGCCAGTGAAAGGCTGTAAAAAAGCAGAACCAACAACACCGCCAATGCCTGCAATCTTATCGTTAGTAGTATTTATAGCACTTTTAGCGTTGCTTACGGTAAGTGTCTTTAGCAATCTTGTGGACATTCCTCCTATACTATTATCAGAAACAATATTCCCCGTAATCGGACTTACTTGTCCGAACAACTTTTTATTGCCTATTGTAGACATGGCATTCTGGTTTACTTGAAACTTTGGCATCGTTTCAGTAAGGCCTGTTCGATATTGTGGTTGGCTTACTTTTAGAGTATTTAGCAAATTACTAGAAGTATTTGGCTTAGCCCATATAGATGTTTTAGAAAGTATATTTTTGGCAGCTTCCATCGGATTGTTAGCTTTAGGCAGTGAATTGCCTAAACTTATAACGCTAGATTTTAGGGTATCAAGAAAGTTTTGTCCTATCATATTGTTTTGTTATTTTATTGTCCGTTACCCCAATTTACAGGTTGAAACCCAGTTCCAGAAGCCGCTTGCTGTGTAGCCTTATATTCCTGATAAGCACCATCCTTAGCCCACCCAGAACCTACTCCATTGTTCACACTACCACCTAAAGCATTGTCGATTATATCATCTGGAACATTAGGAAAGAGTGCTTTAACAGAACCCCATACCTGACCCCAAGATTCACCTGATTGTAATCTAGTTACAGCCTTTCCTAACGAAGATTGAAACCTTGTAAGTTGAGCATTGGTTGTGATACCTTCTACTCCACTATCGTAAGTAGGAGTCGAAGAGCGATTGCTTCTACCTGTAGCACTAATCTGCGCTTTTTTGAGTTCTAAATCAAGGTCGTTTGATTTCTTTTCAAAGTCTTTCTCATTTGCAATATACGGAGATACTTTTTCGTAAGCCGTAGCCCATGAGTCGGTGATTGAAACTCCGGCTTCGGGATACATCAAAGAGATCTTTTTAACTTCTTCCTGTGTACTCTTCATTTCAGTATAGGACTGAGTGAGCAAGGATAGTTTCTGTTCGGCCTCCGTCTTCGCCTTTCCCTGCTCGTAGGTAAGGTTTGTGCCGAGGTTATCTATGTTCATCTGGTAAGCACTCAATAAGTGCTGATAATTTTCGTCATAATCGTCACTCCACTCGTCTAATACGGTTTTCGCTCGATCGTACGATCCTTGTGCGATTGATATAGCAGCCTCTAAGGGGGCGAGTTCGATGGCTTTATTGGCCCTTGCCTGAGCTTCAAATCCTGCAGACTGTGAAATGGTCATTGTAGAAGTTCTAACCTTTTCTATATACTTATCGTATTGAGACTTAACTTCGGAATATACGGTTTGAGCCTTAACGATAGATTTGTCTTTTTCGTCTAGTCCAAGTTCCTTGCTTTCCTCTGCCTTGGCTTTAGCCTTGTCTGCGGAGGCAGTCTTTAAAGAAGCGATAACGTCTTGAATGGCCGTATTTATATTTGTCATTATCTCATCGGACTTCTTGTAGGCAGCCTTAGTAACATCTTCTGACTTGGTGGCCAAATCTCCTAAAGAGTTCACCGAATACATATCCTCGGTCATTTTTGAATTGAATGAAGAAATGTCATCTTGGGTAGGAGTAATTCCTAAACCTACAGCTTGTTTCAGGTCTATTGAACCTACAATGCCTGTCTGGTCATCTGTTCTGAATAACTGTTTGAATTCCTCATTACCTACAGCGTGTCCTCCTGTTCCAATTGTATAGACTTGGTTTCCAACTTTAACAGCTCCGTAGATTCCTTTTGCTTGTAGTTCTGGAGTAATTGCAGGAGAAGGTTTCCAGTCCGCACCGAATACTTTTTGAATATTCTCAGTAGGAGTTGTGATATTAGCAGGTCTGGCTTCGGTTGAAGTTTGAATGTTTCCCCAGATATTATTTGCGGTAGCTTCTGCATTTGAAACATATCTTCCTGTAGACTTTTCAAACACATCAGGAGAGCCTGCATATTGTACGTATTGCTTAGCATTCTCAGCTTCCGTTTGTCTGGCCTGAGTAGAAGTTACTACAGGGGAAGGGGTAACTGTCGGAGTAACAGGACTTGTAGCCTTAACAGCCTCGTTTCCTGCACTTGCTCCTGTTGATTTAGCAATTTTAGTCCAGTCTATTTTATCGGCGGTATCTCCATAGGCAGAAGCTAGTTCTGTCGGGTCTTTATATGATTGACCAGTTGTCTTGTTTTTGATAGTTCCATTTTCATCAACAAGTTCATCGTATTTTATCATTTTAGTATGGATAAGTTAAAAATTTACACTCACTCGGATGTAACATTTTGTATTCATCGCGTGCTTCCTTGTAGTCCTTCTTCGCTATCTGAACATCGTCTAAACTACTGACGTTTCGGTAATGGTTAAGGGCTAGTTCTATGCCTTTTAAAGTGAACAAATTAAACTCATCTGCGTCAGCATTTAGATAATCCGTAGCCACGGTAGAGTCTAAAATCCAAACACCTGCCGAGGTCTGCCAAGGATATTTAGAGTAGTAGATCAGATCTGAATACACACCTTTTTTAATCTGTATCTGGTCAAATCTGTAATCGGTTTCGCTTATCTTACCTGTAGTTTTAGTCATATAGATACAGGCATAGTCACAAACAGTTTTATCTACTGAGCCAGTTTCGGTGCTAGTAGACAGATCAAAACGCAACAGATTCCAGCCAGCCACAAAAGCCGTGCCTTCATTCGTTGTTGTAACTGTCTTGGTGAAATAATTACTGGAGTCATTGCCCAATCTTAGAATAAAATTAGTCAGTCCTGTAGTAGAACTAACATAAGCCCATACAAATACCGAGCTATTATCAAATTCAGTAATGTCGAACTCGTCTAAATCGGTATTCTGAATACCTGCGGTTGTTCCTCCTGCTGCGCTAATTCCATAATTTATAGAAGCAGATCCTTTGACGAAATAATCCGAATCTACCGTGGGCGTGGTAGCGTCTCCTAGTAAAGCCCAGGTTCCGCCTCCGTCCGTGAGTGAATCTAAACCTGAAACCAAGAGTGTAGTATCATCTACATTTGCTGAAAGTCTTAATCTTTTAAGACCGCTTTCACTTACTACAGTAAAGATGTTTTTTTCTCTTTCCTTGTTACGGTTAAAATAACTGGCTTCTACAGGACTCCACTCATCAGAATAATTTATTTGAGATTTTATATCTGCCACGCAATCGTTTTTTAAATCGGTAGGTGTAGCGTAGTCGTAGATGTCGTCAAAAAGAAAAGGGGACAGTGTTGACTTCCTTCTCATACTCATAAGGTCTGCATCTCCGGCGACTATTCTTGCCGCCAAGTTTATGAGTACCAGCCATTCAGCGTCGGACATACTTCCCTTCGTTTGAGACTTGATTGCGTTTTGTAACGCTGTGTATGTATAATTCATTTGTTTAAGTTAAGTTAGTATATCGCCATGTTCCGTTTACATAGACGTATAGTCTATAGGTAGTTGAGTTGACATAAATCTTAAAATATTCAGTAGGAAGAATAGGAGTACTAGTGGGAGCCACAGATACAACCTCTATCTTTTTTTCAAGCATAAGCAGTCTCTTGATGACATCCTGGATACTATCTTTTTTCTTTACGTCTTTTAACTCCTTAAGTTGGTGTTCTATATCATCGAGTCTTTCTTCTGTTGTTTTATTCATAGAAAATCGTTATGGAAGTTATGAGGAAGTTAGGGTAATCATCTCCAGATAAATTTACTTTAAGCATTACATTATCGGCCGTGAGCCGTATACTCTCGAACGTAAGTCTGGTGATAGGCGCGGTATCGCTATCGCTTGAGTAAGCCTTCGGACTATCTCCGTAGTGTTTAAAGGGAAGTACGTCAACAAAGTCTCCCGAAAGGGGTGCGGTTGTGAAGACCGGGGAGAAGGTAACCGTGGATACATTTCCCACGGTAGTTACTGTGTCTATGTTCCTCTTTATATATCCGTCTCTAGTAAGGGTATAGAACTCTTCTCCTTCTTCAACTCTGGTATATCCGGCAGCGTGATACATCTCCACCGAATCTACTGCAACAGCTCCTGACATTTTATTATGTCCCCAGACGTGCTTGGAACAATCGGACAATCTTAGTTCCACCTGAACGCTATCGCCATGAGAGTCTACCTCATAATCTGGACTAGCCACGATATTCATTTCCACCTTTGAGATAAGGGCAGATTCGTTGTTATTCTTTTCTAACTTAATCGGGGCCAGAATAAAAGAGGAAGAATTAGTATTGCCCTCTAAGAGAAATTCATTTATGGCCGAGTAGTCGTTTGTGTCAGCCAGGTCTGCGGTAACTCCGTAGAGTATCTTTCCTAGTCGAGTGCTGTTATAAATGCACATTGTCTTTCCGTATGAACTGAGTCCTGTTGAAACAGCAAACGGAGAATAGGACATAGCGTCCTTAGAAATATCGTAGATATAAATACCACCCTTTCTCCTTCCTTTGTCTTTTCCTGTTTCATAATTGGTAGATACTAAAACCGTATCTCTAACGATGGTCATACTGTTAGGATAGATGGTGGGTTCATATCCTATTTTGTAATCTGGGAGTGTTTGTAGGTCTTGTACCGTAAATCCGTTGGTATATCTTAAATTCCCTCCCGATAAGAAAACATATCCATCTTTATACGGGACTATGCAATTTATCGTGTCACTAAGGGGTATCTTATTAGCCCACTGTCCTGTTTCTGATGAGTACCATAAAGATAGCATTCCGCGACCCTGTGCGTCTCTAGAGCCAATAAGAATATTGTTGCCATTACTTGCACCGCAACTGGCTATAAAACCATTGTCTAGTTCTAAGTAGTTGGCATTAAAAACCATACCAGAATCTACCGAAGCCAACCATTTTCCGTTTAGAATAAGATTTAAACCAGCATATGGTATTATCTTCCTTCCATAAGAAGCGCTATCGTCACTTAATGAATGCCACTGCTTTGCGACTAAAACGTAATCCATAGTGTCGCTGCCGGCACCCGTGGAGGAGTCCATTGTAAGGGTAAGGGCGGTGGCCGCGATACCTCCAGTTTTTATAACACCCCTTACGCCATATCCCGGGAAATATACGACATCGCCAACCACTAGATTCATCTTAGTGAAGTCAATTCCTTCATTTTGAAGCACCCATTCCGAAGTTCCATAACCTGTCAAACCTGTTCTGGTTCCTTCATATATAAGTCCTATCTTCTGCTGTTGGGTGAATAGTATCGGATTAGTTATTACAGAGCCGTCAGTAGCAATAATGTTGGTAGACAAGATGTCTGAATAAAAACTAGCCGACCCCATATCTCCTAGGCTCTTGTAATGCGTGCTATCTTTGTACCAGAATAATTTGTCATTATTGCAAAGAAGATATGAGTAATTGTTACTGTCGGTAATCCCAACAACATCCGTTAGGTCTGTGAGTTCGGAAACGTTACTTATAACAGGCACAGAATAATTGCCCCCTGCCAACGCATATTTACCACCTATTTTCACAGTCTTGATATTCTCTGAATAATAAACAGGGGAGTCTTCTCCATTGAGAGGGAAGTTGTCAATCTTTATTGAAGCCATATATTAAATTAAAAGAATTGAAAGAAGTTAGTGGTGTTGGGCACCAAAGACGCATAATTTGCTATTATGTTCTTACCTTTATTAGAATCTGGTGTATCATGAAAACAATACAATATGCTTGTTCCATTTATGCAAGCCCTGCTTACATTCGCTTCTATATTAGTACTTGCTAAATCATATCTATTTCCGAAAGTAAAAGCTCCGGCATAGGATACTATCCAAAAATAAACAGTTGCGTCAGTTTTGTTGCATAATGTTGCTATATAATAATCAGTACCTACTATTTTAGTTATACTTGGAGCACTAACGTCTTTATTTGATAATTCAATAGAAGCACTAACATAATTTACATACGATATAGAATTACCGCTAACGGAAAATTGTCTTAAAGCACATCTATAATATGTAGAATAAACGTAATAACACATAACAAAATGCGTAGAATCTATTATCTCTATTTCCATAGGAACGGCAACATTAATTCCCAAATCAGTAGCCTCATTAAAGGTTATGGTAGTTCCTGAAAGAGTTATTATCTCTGCATATATCTTAGAGTAGTTTGAATTCATGCAAACCACCACGACCTTGTCGCTGTCTATAGTCTTAGGAGTAGTTCTTACATGTTGGGTAGTAGTAGAGTTATTGTAGATAGATGTAGAGCTGACCTCCGTGCCCAAGGTTATTGTTGTACCATCGATAGAGCCTGCCCTAGCAGATAGATAATAAGTACTTTTTACATATGTCACTAAAATTTTTGTACTGTTAACAGCGCATATTCCTACCGTGTTTGCCCCTCTTGCAGCATTCAAAGAAGAAGAAACAGTTACTATAGTACCCACCGTTATTGTGGTTCCGCTCACCGAACATACTGCTGCGAACAATGAGCTACTATATACCCAAGCCACTGCAAAATGAGTGCTATCTAAAGAACAGATAGTAACAGAAGTATCCGTCAAAGTATTAGTGCCTACTTGTACCTCGCTCCCATAACTTATACTTCCATCAGAGGCTATTTCTCCTACGATAACTTTTATCTTAAAAGAATCAGCATCGTCTATGAATATATTAGCAATATGGCTATTGTCTAATGAAGCGCAATCCTCACCGAAATTAGTAGAACCAGTATCAGCATTATTGAATGTATATTTAGAGCCTAACGCTATGTCTGTCATTTTTTTATGTTATGCTTCTAATCCCACCGCCAGAAAATTTTTCAATTGTTCTGAGGTGTTGTTTTTGAAGCCGTTTATTGAATGGAATGTATAGTGACATTTCCTACAAAGTGTAATGCCATTATCTGTATCAAATCTTTTGTCCATATTATCTGAAAAGTTTTTTATATGATGGGCGTTCAAGTCTCCCCCCTGTTCAAGACATTTTCTGCAAGTCCAATTATCTCTCTCGTAAATCAGTTCTCTCCAAATCCTGTACTCTGAGTTTCTTCTTATCTTTTCGCTTTCTGTGGATATACCCTTGTCCCTATATTTGTATGCACATCCTCTGGAACAAAATTTAGCCTCATCTTTTCTATAATTTTTTACAAAGAATGTTCTTCCACATTCCAAACAATTTTTTTCAACCTTAGAATATCTTGGATTGTTATCACCTGACCTTTCTGGATACTTTCTTCCTTTATTAGCTTTCGATAGTTTTGTTTTAGTTTCACTTTTCATTACTCTTGTTGAGCTATTAACTGAGTTTGCACAGTTGTGAGAACAATATAGCCTAGTTTTCCACTCTTTTTTAGAGGTAAAGATACTTTTACAAAACTCCTTTCCACATTTTTTACATATTCTTTTATCCATAATCATATCTCACAACCCACCGCCAGAACGTCCCAGCGAGAGTCAGCCGAATTATATTTGCACCCGATGTAACCTGTTTTATTAGCCACCGTAGTAGTAGGAAGAGTCACCCCTATTACTCGGAAAGTGTTAGCGGCGTAAGTCAGAGCCTTTGCCGTGCCAGCGTCTTTGTATCTAATAATAAGTGATTGACCATTAGTCGGAGTTCCAGAAACTGAAAACTCGGTAGCATTAGCAATCGCCGTCAGTTGGTATTGGTCGCAAGCGTCCGTGTCTATGACTGCGGTTGCGTCATCAGTTTGGGTAGATACTCGTGATGTAATGCGTTTGTTGGTCAGGGTTTCCGTGCCGTCTATGAAAGAAATTTTGCTGTCCTTGATAGCCTTAGCGGTTGCGAATTTAGCGTCATCTGTGCCTGTGTCAATTTCTGCTCCCGAAGCCTTGACTGGAAGAGTCGGAATAGTCGGCTTATCGTCTAAATTATTATATGAATGTTTGTGAAGAGTAGTAGCTCCGCCGTCTGTGAGGTCGGTAGCATTTACGTCTGAGATGTTGTTTACTTCGGCATTGGCTTCGATTCCTGAGAGTTTGGTCTTTTCCGTTGCGGTGTAGGCTTTGTTGGTTGTTCCGTCCGTGATTATATCTGCCGAGTGAGTTGCTGGATGGGTGTAGTTATTAGCACTTGCTTCTATACCTGCCAACTTACTTGCTTCGGCGGTAGTGTAAGCAGCCGTGATATTATCAAGAGTAGCTTTGTTGGAGTGAGAATGGAGGGCAGCCTTTTCTGCGTCTGTGACGTAGTTGTCATCTGCTCCTTTAGCTGGCTCCGCACCAAGGCTTGAAAGGGTTTGGTCTCCTGTATTAGTACCTTCAAGAGAAGCGTCACCTGTAATAGTCACGGTATGTCCGCCTCCGCCTGTTACCCCGACATCTCCGCCAGTGACTGTGACCTTTCTCTCGGTAGTTCCTCCACCGATAGCAAATCCGTCGGCGTTTATATCTACATCGAGATTAATTGAGTTTTGTTTCATAGTGTTATAGATGAGATATTAGAGATTGATGAGATGTTGGAGAGGGTAGCCGCAGTTTCGCCATAAACGTAAAAAGCGGTATCACCAGCAACGCCTACCCAGCCCCCAGGTGTCAGCCTAGAAACATTGCCATCGTGAGGGATCGAGCCGACAAACATCTGCAACAAATTCATGCTGTCTGAGTCTCCATTTGAGTACTCCGCTTGTATAACGTAGTGCGTGTCTTTCAACATTTTATATGTAGTGGAAAAGGTGAACTCTACCAACTCCCTGGCGATAAGCGTCGATATGTCTATCGGGTCAGAGACTGCCAACGCACCCCCCACGGGAACACTATCTGTACCATAGGTTCCAGAATGAGAGTAAAGTTTGGCGTACACATTACCCGTCGGAACTAAATATTTCTTTATGTCAAACTTGCAAGACGTTATGTTTTTATCGCTGAGGGGGTTAAAGAAAGATTGTCCGAAGGAGGTGTTAAAGCCGCTATCTCCGTATAAAAAACCACTGCCTACCTCGCTGTCCCATTCACAACTGTCTACTAGAACGCTCATACAATTTCAATGTTACCGACACTTCTCGTCACCAGCCAAGTTGTGTTCGCAATAACACACACCAGCTCGATAGCGTCATATTGATTAACTGAAGCTAAATAACCTGTGACCCCGACCGTTGTTGATTTGTTGCCGAAGATTATTTGCTCGTCTGCGTTTTGGGCTATTTTCCACCCTCCTGCACCTTTACCTGATATTGCTACGACAGAACCGACTGCTGCTGTGGTGGGTAAAGTAAGGGTGAGTAAAGTTCCCTTATTTGCGATATATCCGTTATCTACAGAAGCGGTTGCGCTGTCGGTTATTTCCGTCCAAGTAATGCCTCCGCCTCCTAATTCAGCGATAGTCTTTCCACCGTCTTTGATGAGCTTGCCAGTAGTGGAATCGAATACTGCGATATGATCAGCAGTTGCTCCTGTTGGGCCGACCACATCTCCTGTTCCCTCGCCATCTGCTCCGTCAGCTCCTTTTTGTGCCATTAAAGACCAGTATGTCGCGTTTGTAGGTAGGTTGCCCGTAGAGGCGAGAATACAGATATAGGTAGAACCTCCGTAAGACACTACATCGTTTACTGAGTAGGCCGTTTCCGCTACATAATCCGATTCCCAGATAAATGAAGTTCCGTCCGCACCAGCCTCCCCCTTGGCGCCAGTGTCTCCTTTGCTCCCCTTGGCAACCAAAACTAATTTACCCTCTACTACGTCGAAGTTATACATTATGGTTTAGTTATAAATATGGACATTGGATTTCCCGTTACGTCCCAAGTTAAATATAGTGTGGCCACTATTGTTCCATCTAGGCCACGATTGGCGACAGTACCACCCAGTCGGTAGTTTACCTCCGATATATTCCCGTCTCCATCAAAGTTTGTGGTCTCTATACAGTCGTGCGTAGGTATAGCCATACCAGGGGTGTTGTCAATGTAATCTCCCAGTTCCGAGAGGTTAGCGACCTCCACACTTTCAGATATTTTTGCCATAGAATTTATTATTTAAGTTAATTCCGAGTTTTCTTTTATACATTCTTTCAAGGCTTCTTCGCCTTACTTCGCAGACGTCTTCTTTCTTGGAAAGAGAGACTTCTCTTTTCTCAAGTCCGATCTCGATAAGTCTTGCGGTAGAGATAGTTTCTTGAGCTTTTTCCAACTCTTTCTTTTTATCCAGGATCTTTTGCTCGAAGCCTGCCAGAGACTTCTTGCCAAAGTCACAAGCTATTACTAATTTACTTATAAATTCATTTTGAGAATCTATCGTTTTAAGGTTATCTTTGTTCAATGTCTCGAAGTTTTCTATCTCTTGTTTTTCTTTCGCCAGCGTTTCCCTTATTTCTTCTAAGTCCTTTTCATACATAATCTTATACTTGGAATATGTAAGATTCTGTTCGTCAATCTTTTCTTTGTTTGATTGGATTAGTAGAGCGAGTGACCGTTCCTCGCTCTGGAATCTAACCAAATCGTCAGACTTCTTTTTGTGTTCTTTTCTGACACTTTCTGTTTTTGTTTCTTCGTTCATTAAAAGCTCTTTGGCACTATTAACCTTACTGGATATTTCTTCCAGTTCCCTTTTAAGTCTTTGAATAGATTTTTCGTAAGACTCTTTGTTTACTTCTTGGGACATCTTAATCCCTGCAATGCCTTTACTTTTAATGTAATCAGCCATTATTCTTCAATAGCGGTTAAAATAATCTTAACCTCGCCCTCGGTGCGACCTGAAACCTTGACGGTAATCCAGTCCACATTATCCACGTTCACCGAGTACATCGTGTTAGTATCCGCACCTGCCACTGCCACGCCAGTAGAACCTTTGACCACATCACCGCTATCAACATTATTGGAAGCAGCGTATGCGTATTGATTGGTAACGGATTGCACTTTGTCAAAATCGGGGCAAGTTTCAGAATTGGAAACAGCAACTTTGAAAGTCATAGCAGCGTCTCCGCCTCCGTCCGTATCAATCCCGATAGTTATGTAATCAAGTCCTGTAACATTTACAGATTTTCCAGCACCCTCTTTGTACCAAGTATGAATGCCTGTACCCGTATCGGTAATATCAATCTCATCTCCACCTTTAGTGGCTGAAAGTTTGAAAGTATTAGTCGTAGCCGAGATTACATAATACGGAGTAGCGGCACTAAGACCCGCGGGCAAAGTAGTGGCACTTTTCAATTCCACACAATTTCCGTCAGAAAGTCCGTGTCCATTTGAGGTACAGACATTAGTCGCTGCCGTTACCGTAAAGGCAGCCTTTGTGAAGTCTGTAGTATCGAATATCGTGTATCTTTTTACACTTCTCATTTTATTAAATTAAGTTTTAAAACTCAGCCCTTTTTAATGGGGAGGGCTGAGAAACCCAGTTGACAGTTGACTATCAATTGTCAATTAAGCACCGTCAGCCGTTGGCCATAATTTACCCGAAGCGTCAGCAGTACCAGTATAGTAGTTCTCAAAGTATGAGAGCTTAGTTCCAGCAGTAGCGATGAGTTCGGTAGTTGTGTCAAGCGAGGCAACCTTATTTTCAGATACGATACCCGTGCAGGTAGTAGCTGAACCCGTAAGGAAGATACCGACAGTAGCGTCAGTAGAACCAACTACAATCAAAGTATTTCTGCGAATACGAGCATTGGTAATAACCTTAGCCGCGAGGGTAACGAAGTGTCCTACATCGTTGGTAGCCAACATAAATACGTCATTGTCTTCCAAGATAATACGGTCTTCATTAGCCAAGATAGAAACGAAAGCGTTGGGAGCGAGAGCCATACCGTTCCAAGAGTTGCCACGAACGACAAGTCCGTCAGCAGCATTGTTGGTAGCGTTCGTTACCACGATACTCAAGAAGTGCAGGGAAGCACTCGTGTCAACAAAAGTGTTGTTCTCAAGAGTAAAGTTTTTAGCAGTCGTTACCGTGAAGGCAGAGGCTACATTGTCGTAGTTTCCGATAAAATGACAGTTCTTCCAAGCACAATTATCAGCCGAAACCGTGATGGTTGCAGCAGCAGCACCGAAAGTGAAAGTAGGTCTGTCAGAGCCATTTCCAAGACCGATGATAGTCACGCCAGCGACATCAAGAGCGATACTTGTTGCAGTAACAGTCTCGGTGTGTCCTGGCATAACGTAAATCACATCACCAGCAGAAGCGGTGCATTCAGAGATAGCAGCGTCAATCGTAGTAAAGTATCTTTGTTTGCTTACTGCGTCCGGGGTGAAGATTTGATTGAGCATATCGTAGTTGGCGGTAGAAGTATCGCCTACAATAAATACTTTTCCAGAGCCAGTAAAGGGGAATTGCCCCACTACTTGTCCATAACCAGAATTCAAATTAAACATTGTTTTATTGTTATTCCTTTTTATAGCCACCGTCCAACCAGTTTTCCTTTTAGGAATTTACTCTATAAATCGGATTTTAATTAAGCGGTCGGCAAACTACCAATTACACCTCGACCAGAAACGATAGCGATACCGTAGCGACCACGAACACCGAAAGTCCAGTTGTCGTTGTGAACGTCCTCTTCGGGAGTTTTCATATTGACAGCTTCTTTTTCAGCGAAGTAGGCTTGCCATCCAGCAGTTCCTTGACCAGTCGCAGCAATAAACCAGTAGCGTCTCTTGGTTGAGTCGTTAGCACCAGTTGCGGTAGTAGCGAGTTGCGGAAGCACGATGTGCTTGAGGCTCTCTCCACCCAACGGGTTGATAACACCAGAGTTGTTCTGAGTTGTATCAGAACTTGATTTCAATACCTTAGCAACTTCGTGACGAGTGTTGGGGTCATCACCGGTGATAATGGTGTTAAAGTTCATCACACGTTTCTCACCGAAGTTCGACAGAATTTCAGTAGTCGTGAGTGATTGAGCCAATTCATACGCACCAGCCGAAAAAATCGGGTCGTTAGCGACACGGTTTCTGTAAGTGGTAGAAGAAGCTGAAAGGGTGTGAGCAGCGTAGCAAAGAACCTGACCATCCCCCATAGTGAGACTGATAGTTTCACCATCCATATCAACGTAAGAAGAAGCGGAGGCAAAAGTAAGTCTGTGAGTAAGGTCGAGTTCCAATCTCTGCGGAATGAAGTGACGAAGTGAAGTCATCTTAGAAAGAATGTCGGTGTATTCGCAGTCATCACGCATTTCTTTAGTGATGTCGAGTTCCATAGCAAATCGTCTAAAGGTCATATCCTTGTAGTAGCCGATAGCAACAGAAGCTTTCTTTGCGTCTTCACCTTCACGTTTGAGTCTTCCGAAAGTTTCTACATCGGACTCTTTGTATCTTTTGGTATTTCCTGTATGGAGTGGAATGTTGTCCACGATATAAAGTTGCTTTGCGTTTCCCTCGGCAACCATATCCATATAGAGTGAAAATTCCTCTTTCTGTAAATCTACGAAGTCAGAAAGGGTATCTTCGTTTAAAATACCAGTTGTTTGAACAGCCATATTTTAGTTTTTAATTGATTAACTTGTTACAACGTCCGAGTTAGTAACAACGGCGTTGATTTTTACCAAAGCTTTGGTAGCTGAAATAAATCCTACGACGGTTACAACCTTTTTTGATTGAGCAGTAACATCAATAGACACGGAGTCCTTGAGGTCATAGCGGTTACCAATCATAGCGGTTGTAAGAGTTCCAGTTCCGACAGTAACTTCAAATACGTTATTGTCTTGCGGAACGATAAACTCTACTTTCTTCGCAGAAGCGTAATCAGCGTCAGTCGTAGCGATTGTTTTCTGGATAATACCAGTGTGGTCACCAGAAGTTGCGTCAGCAGGAATTACCCCACCAGAGCCGTCGAAATAACCTAAAGCTCCGTTTGTGAATGCCTGTGAAGCAGGAACGGTATAATGCTCGATACGAGCATCTCCCGATACAAGTTTAAAAGCCATTTTAGTTTTCTTAGTTTATAAATTTCTATTAACCATAGATGGTTGTTACCTCACGTTTAGTAACACGAAAAAAGCCTCGTCTGACAAAATACTTGCGTATTAAGCCAATGACGAGGCGAACCGAAAGCCGTTAACGAGGCTAACCGAAATAAATTGTTATTCTATTGTTACTTTTTCCGCTTTGAGAACTTTATCAATATCTGATACCGAAATGTCTATCTCCTCTTTGCCCCATATTTTCTCCACGGCTTTGTCGTAACTTCTAAGGATTGAGTCGGAGCATAGATTATAAGGCAACTCTACAGCTTGAAGCAAAAGAGCTTTAATGTAAGTTATATCATTTTGGGTTAAATCCTTTTCCTTAAAAAGTGTAAGGACTTTTACCTGCAAATCGTTGTAACTATCATAATCTTCTTTGGTAACTTCTCCGATTTTTCCTTTATTCTCTGAGATGATTTTCATAATCTCCCACACGACAGGAATACATTTGTCGTTACGTTCTTTTGTGTAATCTCTTTCCATATTTAGATGTTAATTGCATTAGTGTTTACCTCAAATTCTCCGTCAGAAGTTTTGACTTTAAACAAATCGTTTGGAATTACAACCACGTCTTCTACAAAGTCGTCTTTCTCAATACGTTTCCATTCTTTGTATTCGATAACTCTTATAGGGTCGCCCTCGATTTCTGTAGGCTCAAGAGCTTCAATCTTTACTTCCACTTTTTCACGTTCGAGATTTCTGATTTCCGTCCAGGACATTTTCTTTTTCTTCCCGTCGTTAAATACTGACGTAGTGTAAAGGTCGTAAGAACCGTCAGCGTTCTTTACTTCTTGATTGCCTCCTTCAAAATCAACAACATACTTTCCGTCCAGTTTACGAAGAAAAGCGTATTTCTTATTATCTTTCTTTCGTTTCTCTTCTTTTGGGGCGTTTGCTTCTTTTACCGCTTTAGCGATACGAGCGTCAAGTTCGCTCTCTTCAATTGTAATTTTAGCCATTATTTAGATTTAGATTTTTTAAATTCTGCTGAGGCAAAGGTACTTATAATGTCCGGATTGATTTCTTTCTTTGAAGTGGGTTTGCTTCCAGCTCCAGAGGCGGAAAGAAAGTTGGGGATAGTAGCTTCTGGAACAGCCAATCTGTACGCGGAAGTAAGTATTTCTTTTCGTTTACTTGCGTCCTCTCCTGCGGATAGTTTGTCGAAATAGAATTTAATCTTTTTTGCTTCTTCCTCGTCATCGGTCATTTTAGCAATATCCTCATCAAGTTCTTTTTGGGACATTTCTTTGCGAAGCCCCTCAATCTTTTCTTCTTGAGATTTTTTAAAATCTTCAAGTTCTTTTTCCTTTTCCTCTTTGTCGAGTTCGGCTTGAGTCTTTTGCTTTCTTAGTTTAGCGAAGTTAATCTCCTTGTCGGTCGGTTCTTTTTCTTCGTATTCCTTTTTAAGTTTTTCCAACTCATCTTTGGGGACTAAATCCTTTTTAGCCTCTTCGATTTTGGCTTCGATTTCCTCGGCGGTAAACACCTCCAATTCCGAGCCGTCTTCCTGCGTGATTTTCATTTTTTAATGTTATTGTTTATCTTCCGGTAAAATTCGGTGTGTATTCAAATAGTCTAGGACTAGCTCGATACCATTAAGCGTTCCACGCCCGAAAATCAAGTCTTTTTCACCTTCGCAGTAATGTGAGATGTAATCTTCTTGTTCTCTGGCGAGCTTGGAAACTATCTTAGAGCTTAGATTGTATAGACCTGTAATGTTTTGGTCTAGTTCATTTTGTTCTTCTTCTGTTAGCTCTATGAATGGTTCTATACTTCCAAGCTGTTTCCTATTTAGAATAGTTGCGGATTTATTGAAGTAGTAATCGTATATTTCTTTCAGCATATTTTATTGTTAGACTTTCATATTTGTAGTACCGTTTAAATCTGGCACTCCTGCCATTGAGCCTTGTTCGACAGGAGCAACGGTTGCCCCTCCCGAAGCACCTTGAATGGGTTGCATAGGCGTTTGACCTGAGCCGTTAGGGAATAGTTTAGATTTATCCATTTCATTCATAGTAGCAAACCGCTCTCCTACATATCCCCAATCTATATTCAGATATGGAGCAAACGCCATAAGGTTTCCTAGGAACTCTTTGAACATAACCTTTGACAAGTCTGAACTCTTTTCTTGTTTAGGAACGATAGTAATCTGCCAAATGATTTTTGCTGTCTTTATCCATTCAGGGTCTATAATTGTAATCTTGGTAGGTTTACCGCTTCTCTTTTCGTAGTCCTTTTCCATTCCGAGAACGTCAGCACTTGTGTATTTTTTGTCATCAGCCCTTACGATGTTTACTCCGATACCTCTGTCAGGGATAGGTGCGGTTACTGCTATTGAGCGATATTTATTTACTATCTCAGTTTTAGCAGAGTCCAATACTGTTCCTGTGGGTTCAAACCAATGCTGTAAGATATTGTAAAGTCTAAGCCAAGCGAGTTTCTCTTCGAGTAGTCCGCACATCGCAACTATAAATCCGATAGAAGCCTCTGCCTGACGTTGTGTCAAAACGCTTTCAGTAGCAGTTTGTTCGCCTGATTTGGATTGTCCCTGGAAGTTAGGTGATACAGAATTGAAGTCAAGGTTTTCTTGCAACTTGCTGATAAACATAAATTCAGCATTGGTAGGCCCTTGATTTGAGGAACTTTGATTGAAGTTAGGCACTTGCTCTGGTCTAACACCGTTGATTATCTGGCCAGCTTTGAACATCTTATAAGAAAGAAGTCTTCCAGATAAGTTTGCCTTAGCAGGCTTAAAACTTTCCTCTGTCTTTTCCGTCATCAACCTCATCATATGGTCAAGGAGTGCTGTGTTGCTTTTAAGCCTAGCAGCGATACCTTTTCCATAAGCGAATTTAAACGAAATAGTGAAAAGATTTTGCTGAACGATGTTGTAATCGTCCCAACCCCATAAGAACGGAAGTCCGCTTATAGTTCCATCGGGATTAACCTGAATAGGTGTCATCTGAATACCATTTATAGTAATAACAAACTCATTCTTTGATTTGTTCTGGTATTTGATGATTTCTACATATCCTTCTTGAACTTCGGTAATATGCCAGCCGTATTGCGTATTCTGCTTTCCGTCTGTCTGAGGATTTCTAGTAAGTTTCTTGGGGACGTATTTCCACCTATCCCATTTACCATAAATAGTTTCAGCTACTTCGTAAGGAATTACCTCAACCGTGAATAAATCAGGCTGTTCAGATAAGAAATACTGACCTATGTTTCCAAGTCTTACACCCAGCCCGCTTAAAGTGTTTCTTTCAGGTTGGGGGAGAGCTTTCTTAATAGTTTCAGACCACTCAATAGCCATTTGACCATTGAATTTGCCTTTTAAGGTCTTTGAAATAACGTCTTTAGACTTCCAAACTTCCTCAACAAAGACTGTTCCTTGCTTAAAGAGTTCGTTCTGTCTTAAAATCTTCTTTTCTTTATCTCCTTCGAGTTTCTCGGTTTTTAAGTTGATGTTTTCAAGGGCATTTCCTAAACTTTCTATCTCATTGTTATCGTCATTGAAAGCTGAGATGTCGGGAGAAAGGTTTAAGTTAATAATTGCAGAACCGATAGCGTTTATCTTGCTCTGAACCGTTCCAGATTGGAAGTTATTGTCGTATTTGTCCTTCTTGGGTTCTATGTATGTATTAGCACTTTTCTCATTTGCCTCGTATTGCTGGGGGTAAGTCATTCCGTCCCACTCGTCTCGTGGCTCTTGATACTGTCTTTCGATTTCTTCAAGGCGTTTTTGGAGTTTGGAGTTGTATTTCTTTTCTTCCTCGGTCATCTCCAACCGAAGTTCTTTTTCTTCTTCCATTTATTTTTTAAAAAATTGAATAAGGGTCAAAATCCTCTCTCACCTCTACTTCCTCTGCCATAAAGTAATCAGCAGGTTCGTTATCGGCAAAGTATTCAAAAGCACTTCTAAGGTGTGACGTTGAGTCGTGAATTGGCTTCTGGGCTGATTGAACAGCGTTAGAGCCTTCTTTGGGTTTTACATAACGAGCATTTCTCATAGCGTAAATGAAGTTCTCACAAGTCTCAGGATTTATCGTCATTCTACGAAAAAGAGGCTTTGTTAAGTCTCTTAGGTCTTTCCATTTACGATTGTTCCAGTCCTTACATTCTATCCAGATGTTGAACTTTCTTTGAAGAACGTCCCGACAACTCTCGCCTGTATTGTTACGGGTCTGTTTAATAGAGGGGTCACCGTAATGGATAATGTCTCTTTTCCAGTATTTATGTCGTTCGATAACTTCTAAATCGTAGTCGTTGTAATCATAAGTCGAGGTTATAGGGTATCCAAAAAAAGGAGCATAAAAACTTATGTCCTTGTTAAAATTCTGATAACAGTCAATTACGAATAGGTGATTGGTTTGGAAGTCCTTTTGAATCCAGATTAAAGCCGTTCCGTCTAAACCATCGTCCCAAGCACAGAATAGGGGAAGTTTAGTATTATAGTCGCATTTCTCTATCCTGACTAACTTCATATCATTAGCATATACCTTTCCTTCGACTGTTCCGTCAAAACTTTTCATAACTTCACGAGCGAAAGTCTCTTCACTTTCATTCTCCTTAACACTCGCCAGCCATTTCTCATCACGCCCTGGTACGTCTTGCCAGTCCATTTCGATTGTCTCGACTTTACCTTTTTTCCCTGTAAGAAGTTTGTAAATAAATGAGTCTCGTCCGTCATCAGGAGGGGTACTCATCGCCAGTCTAAAGTTCGTTGTCTGTCCGCAAGAACTCCAAGCACTTTCGGCCGTTTCCCAGAAACCGAGTTCGTCCATTACAATTACAGAACGCCGTCCACCACGTCCGAAGTTCGGGTTAGAAGATTCGCCGTCTATCGTGTTGTTGTTCACGGGATTCCTAATACTCATTGAAGAACGATTGTATTTCTCGTTATATCCTTGAAGCATCCATTTTGGAAGACGGTCTAAGGTGTAGTCAATTTTGTAAAATAAGGTATCGGGATTTCCTGTTTTATCAACATAATCTTCTTTACGAGAACCGATAAGGGCGTTGAAATTGTCATCGAATAACATCTTATGAAGGATCCAGTTCATTACCGTTACCGTAGCTCCTACCCCACGAGGCTTGTCTATGTAGATGTTAATGAAGTTGTCTATGTTCTCTCTTGAAAATTCCAAGGCCCTATCCAATTCTTTAAAAATACGTTTCTGCTTCGGGTAAAGAATAAACGGTATGTTAGAGGGAGTTTTCCGAGGGTCTAAAGTCCAAGCGAAAGAATTACACCAAAAGACGTTATCCTCTTTACATTTCTTCATTATGGCAGCTCGGAGTTCGGCGTTAGTCCGACAGCGATTCAAGAGTTTGATCCTGTATCTTTTGTTCTGTTCTACATCTTTGGGGATTTTATCTGTTCTAAACATCTAAAAGTATTATCAGAATTAAACATATTGGTCATCTAAAGTGCCGGAGGCTTCAAAGCCTATTAATGATTCCTTGGGTTGAATCTCGTCTTCTTGGTGTTGGATGTTTCCTAGGTAGAATCTTACGACTCCAGCAAGGGTTAGGTTTTTGCGGGACATCACAGTTTTAATCGCTTCTTTATTCCTACCCGTAATCTTCATAGCTAATTCCATTTGAGCAGTGTCTTTATATTTGTTCATAAAATGGCTTAAGTAGTAACATCATATATTAAAAGTGGGGAATCGTTTGTATCTAACCGAGGAAGAGTTGATACCAAGTGGGAAATTATTTTGTATAGAGTGGGGAAGTGGGGAATGGATTATATAAAAAATAATATAATTTTTAGGGGGGATGCCTCGAAAATAACGCCCGCCCTCTTATATGCGGGCCGTACCCCCCCCCCCCTACCCGCCTGATCCCTACCCCCTACCACCCCACAACCTTGCCAATGTGTCAAACTTATGTCATAGGGGGTGCTTATTGACTACATGCTAGGGGGTGATTTAGGGCTTAGATAAGCCATTAAATATTTAACGTCGTAAAATGATGCTTCTCCGACGTTGTTTACCTGATTATGGCTTATTTAAGCACACACCCTCTGTTTTGTGGCTTGTTTAAGCCTTTTATTTTCACTATATAAAGCCATAACATTGCTAATTTGTCTAGTTTTCACTATAACTAAGGGTAAAAGCTGTTTGCAAAGAAAAAAGGCGTTTTCGCCTTGTAATGTCCATCTATACATTGGATTTTCTTCCTTCTTTGATGCATCCCTCAACTTCCCAAAATCCTTCTTTCCTCCTGATATATTTCCTCCATATCTTTCCTTGATCCATTCACAACACCTCAATCCATTGTTATTCTTACTTTGAACAAAGATAATCCTCATAGTAGTATGTGGCTCACCTCTGCCATTCTTATTAGTCAGATAACAAATATGTCCTTCTCCATCTATTAGTCCTGCTAGATAGTGCAAGTCATTTATATTTTGATTTGTCATTCTCTCCTTATAGTGTTAGTAAGTTATAGAAACATAATCAACTAACCTTTTTATTCTTGCCCCCGTTTTATCCCTTAATCCCTTTAAATGCCTTATATTTGACACTTTAATCTATTTATGTTCTATTCTACGCATTTAATTGACTTCTAAGCCTCTTATAATCTTATAGCTGATACTTTATACCTTTTAATTCTCCTATCTCTTGTATAGTCTTATAGAATAGATAGATGGGATATTATACCCCTTTTATATTGCCCGCGTTTTGTTCCCAGACTTGGAATCGGACCAAGATAAACGGATTAACAGTCCGCTGTAATACCTTTATACGATCTGGAATTGTGGATAACTTTTACGTGATGGCTTAACCTAGCCATTGTATATACTATTATAAACCCTTGACAGATATTTTTAATGGGTGTATACTTAGGTTATAAGTAATAAGAAAAGAAGATGTATAAAGTAAAAAAGTTTATTTCATCCCGCAAAGTTTGGAAATTAGTATCACAACAGCCGACAGATGGAAACGCTCTAATCTATATAGAGAGCAGGGGAAAGATAACAAGCGAGAAAAGGGGAATATACGCAGTAGATGTAAACGGAAAGAGCCAAACATACAAAATAGAAGCTTAGCCCCTGACAAGTTGTTTCATAAGAGGCAACTGCTAGGAACTAACCTAGAACGCCTAGCCACTTGCGGCATATAATAGCCAAGCAAGCAACAAGGGCGAAAGGGTGAACATTAACAATATAGAAATGGATAATTATCAGAGAACAGAGAGGTTATGCTGGCGGGTTTTATTCCTTGCAGCGTTGTTTCTCTTTTGAGGCTTAATAGTTGGGGTTAGATTATAGCCCCCGCTATTTAATCCTTAATAAGGATTTTAAACAATTTATATTAAAAGTATGACAAGCGAAGAAGAAAGAGTTTTGAGCGATTTTGTCCACAACAACATCGGATGTAATCAAACAGCGTTAGTGGAAGAATGTTTGACAAAAGAGGTATTTGCTTATGATGACATTGCCAACCTTTACCAAGAGGGCGAAGGTGGGGAAGAAGAGGCGCAAGAGATTTTTAGTTGGTATTGTGTCGATGAATGGATGGCGGACAAGCTCAAAGAACAAGGCGAGCCAGTTTTGGAAAATGATTTTGGCAAATGGTGGGGGCGGACTACTTTCGGGCAACTTATCGCAGCCGATAGTGTTATCGAAAGAATCCACGCCGAGCTGAATAAATAGAAGCTTGATCCGGCGGGCTACTCGTTAGCCTTCCGCAATTAATCTTTTATATTAAACAAATGGAATCAACAAAACAGGATTTTTGCAAAGAAATCCGAAAGCAACTGTTAGAAATCAAAAAGGGCAAGCGGGCGAGTTTTAACTTTCTAGGTTACTTAGAATGTAGGAATATACCGGACTCTGTTAAAAGTTATTTCTCGGCGGGCGATAGATACATTATGTATGACTGGGTAAACGGCAACGAATATCTAAAAGAAAAACTAGCAGAAATTGAAGAGAAAAACCTAAACGCAAAAGAAGTTTATAAATTGTTATTTGTTGAAAATTAACGCTTGATATTCTGCCCTTACTACAAGGGCGGGAAATTTAAGAACTAATTGTAAAAGCATGAACAAACAACAGCCAAAAACTAAGGAAGAAGCCCGACAATATGCCATCGACTGGCAAAATTGGGCGAGCAAACAAAGTTTGAGTTATGGAGAGCTTGCCGATTGGGGCGAAGAGTTTAGAAGGATAGGCGAGAGATTTGGACTTTTGGAAGAGTTTAAAGAGAATGGGATTATTTGAGGCTTAATAGTCGGGCGGACTCGCTCCGCCTGATTATTTAATCCTTAATACTAAAATATGCTTATAACCATTCGAGATCCGCAAGACGGCCGGGAGTTTTCCGGGGACTTTAACACCGAGGAAGAGGCTTTGGAATTCTACGAGGAGGCCCTGGACACTGATAGAAAAGTCTTAGAAGTAGTACGACCTAAGAAGCGCAAGCCCAACCCTAGGACGCTAGAAATGATTTTGCTACGTTTAGACGGGGCAAGCTATGAAGTGATAGCTTATAAATACGGAATCACAAGAGCAAGAGTGCATCAGATGATCGGGCCGGATATGTTAAAATTCTATGATCTAACAGGTACAAGGGCGGAGATTTTACAAGAGGGCGAGTAGCCCTTTTTTAAAATATCGCCATTCTAAGCCCCGCTAATATCCGACTTGACACACATCAACTTAGACTATTTTTGATTTTCTAGAGCCGTTTATGCAAAAGTCAAGGTCATTTTATGGCTTATCTTAGCGGAGGTAAAAATCACTTTTTTGATGTATTTATTTTGCCCCGACACTACAAGGGCGGAAATGCTGCAAAAACCAAGCCGACTTTTGACTAAAAGTTTAACGGGTTGGGCTAAAACCACAATGTAGGGTGTTGATTACAAGGTCTGCCCGGCTTCTAAAAGTTCAAGGTCGGTGCCGGTTTCATCGTCAACATCTTCCCATTCTCCTTCTATGATGTCAGCACCTAGCATTTCGGAAAGGGCGTTGTCTAATTCTCTACCTGATAACGTTTCTATATGTTCTATTTCTATTTTATGATTTATGTTTAGATTCTTGTCATCGCTTAAAACTCCAGTGACCTTTAAAAAATCACGATTGCCGGAGATTGCGGAGGCGTATTGCCCTTTCTTCTCGGCCCCTTTTATTAAGTCGGCGTGTTGTCGGATTGTCGAGGCTTTAGTAATTCCCTCATCTGATAGGATTTTCTCAATCGTTTCTTGAATTTTAGGTTTTTTCATAAGCTTTGAAGATTGAATGCGGGCGGATTGAGGGGTTGAGCCTGGATGTGTAGCCCTGTAAGCGTGGGTGGGGTATCTTCTTTCGCTATCAACAGGACTTGTAAGCAGCTGATTTAAAAATTGTTTCTCATTTAACGTGAATTTGTTGTGTTTCGGATGTGAATTATCCCAGTCTTTAATAGCAGATGTTATCTTGCTATCCATCTTATTGAATTTTACTTTTTGGACTACCATATTTTAAATTACTTTCTTTCTCTCTTTAGCGGAACTTTCTCTCTTTCAAAACTTTATACTTTTTCTCTGAAAGGGTAGGGGATGGGCAAACTGTATTCCCATTGTATCAAAACGTATTCTGTATTTTCTTGCATTTCTGTGTTACTGTATTTTCTGTATTCTATTTTTTTAAAAAAAATAACCTGGGTGTATTTATCTAGCCCTTCACTTTTACAAGTGCATTTAGCTTAGATAGATACAATGATACTATTGGTATATTGCGTTCAATCGTTAGATTGGTGACACTTCGTGCTTTTTTACTCGGTTGTATCTCCGAAAGCAGTTATCCTATTCTATTCCAGCCTGTCCTTAATAGGTCCAGGAAGGGACTAGCCGTTGCGGATTATCTTTATAATCCTTCTGTAGGAACCGGCAGCGTGTCCACTAATTTTTATGGCCCTTTACCTGATGCATTTTTTATATAGCGCTTGTAAAGGATTAATCATCTGCGCTTGTCATATTTTTTTATAAACTGTGTCATATTCTTGGGCTTAGGCCTTTACTCCTGTTTCCAAAAATACAACACACTTTATAAAAAGTGTATAAGACTACTTCGTTTTATTCATATATTCTTCCGCTTCTTCCTTTGAGGAAAATCCCTTTTTGCTAAACCAAACGGGGCGGTGTTTCTTTAATAGGTGAGCTAAATGTTTTTTGCTTCCGCAAAATATTACTCTCTCTGTATTTTCATCCTGGGTAAAGATGAAATAGTTCTTAAAGGTGTTGTCTTTCATTTACTTGGCTTACACGGCCAATGTGTTGGGGGCTAAAGAAAACCATCACGAAGACTCTAGCTCCCATCACGCTGGCTTGATGGTTAATTAAAAAGCAGGCCAATAGCCCGCATATAGAAACGTGTATATTTCGTTCGGGGATTTCTAAGACCGCCTATTGACAGTGACCCCGAATAGTGATAAGATTGAAGTATAAAAAATCTCCAACACTTTTGCATCGGAGCTTCACCATATTTGTATGGTGTTTATATTCTTAATTGCAGTATAGCACCTTATGTTTTCCGTGTCAAGGGGTAAAACAGCTTTTTTTCAAAATAATGCCTTCTTTTGCTTTAGATAAGCCATAAAAATTTATTTTTGTATTTGTCAAGGGTCGATTATTGGCTAAGATAAGCCGTTATTAGGAAACGCCGAGCAAAAACGTAAAATCAAAAAACTTGACAAATGCAAAAGCGTTGTTTTGCCCTAAGATAAGCCATAATAACGTGCATTTACTCGACATTGTGTAAGCTACTTATATAAATTTAGACTAAAACAAAAAAGTTATCCACAGGTAGGCATTGACACGATTTAATAAATGCTGTATAATTTAATTGTAGGAGGACTACGAACACATCCAAAGATGTGATTTTTTATTTATTAAAAACTTGACAGCCTTTCTAGAAGATATATGATGTAGATACAATCATTAACTTATACATCTTCGGGGGCGGTGTCCTCGGACATCTTGCGGGTAAGTTGAAGGTAGAAACAAAACCCTTCCCGGTCTCCTCCATTCGCTGATATGGAAGCTATCTTGACAAGGGGTTTTGTGTACGGTAAAATATATTAGTCAACAACTGTTGACGCTTAGATATGAAACCGTCTTTCTCCTTAGCCCGCAAGCTGGGGATATAGAAAGGCGGTTTCTTATGAAAATATCACAAATCTGGGGAGACTTCATACAGTACAAAATCCTGGACGAAGGTAGGAGTCTGGCCACAATCTCAAAGTACGAAGATTGCCGCAAGCGTTTTGTGGGCCTTGTGGGGGACATGGAAGTTGAGCAGATCTCCAGGCTTACTTTTTGGGAAGTAAAAACTAGACTATCTAAACTTTCACCTGCTAGGGTCAATTCTATTCTAATGTGTATCCGCACCCTTTTAAGGTACTGCGAAAACGAGGGCATGGAAGTATTCGATCCCTCTAAAGTAAAACCCATTAAAGAAGTAGTGGATAAAGAAGTAGTATTTTTGACCAACGAGGAAATAAGAATGTTTTTTAATGAGATGGACTTAAATAACATCCATCATTTAAGAATGCGAACCTTGTGCGAGGTTATCTTAGACACTGGCGCTAGAATAAATGAGGCCCTATCCTTGGATCGTGCAAGTATCAAGAAAGAAAAGACCGAAGAGGGGACTATGACTTACGCTAAAATAATAGGAAAGGGAAACAAGGAAAGGCGTTTAATCTTTGGAGGGCGTTCAATGTTCTGGATCGAGCAATATTTAAATCGTAGAGAGGATAGCCACCCTGCCCTCTTTGTGACACACTGCGAGGCCCGAAGATTGAAACCAAACGCCGGTACAAAAGACTGGGGGGTACTAGCAAGGAAAGCGGGGATAGACAAAAAAGTATCTCCCCATATTCTAAGACACACGGCTTTTACAAACGCCCACAAGCACGGAGTAGACATCCAGATCATAAAGGAATGGGCCGGCCATGCTAGAGTGGATACCACCTGCCGTTATTATTCCCATGTAGATCATGTCGATATTATGAAAGCCAAACAACAAGTAAACTATGATGATTAGTTATCCACAGGTTGCCTTATCTTAGGGCAAAGGTGGGGTATTGACAAAATGAATAAATAGGAGTATACTGGTCTTAGACAGATGAGGAAGGCGCATGGAGGATAGCTTCTCCTAAACGCTTACCAAAGAAAGCAAATTGAAAATCTGGTAACATAAAAGAGATAGTCTGGAATTTTGCATCTTACAGGTTTCGTGTAGAAGTTTCTGATAGGGGAGTGTATCAATCACCTCCTTTCTAGGGAGACTTAAATGTCAACCTATTGGTCAACTGCTCCAACGGAGTATATAAAAAGCTGTTAGTAAACACAGCTCAACAAAAGACCACAGGACAACTACACAAACTTTGTAAGGTTTGCCAAAATTCGTTAAAACAGGTTATTTCTATAATAATCTGTTTTTTTGTGTGAAAAATTAAGGGTGGAAACTTAATTTTAAAACGAACTTATGAGAAGAAACAAAACTTACCGTGGAGAACCCACAAAGAGAATGAAAGAACTTGAACAAAAGAAATTTAAAGTGCGCTTGGTTTTCCTAATCGCCTCTGTATGCTTCGCTCAAGGAGTAATGGCACAGACGAACACAATCACGGTTACGCCTCAACCAGAGGCGCAGGTAAGCGAAGAAGCTCCCGATAGTTGGTCTCCGGAGGGACTAAGCACAGTTACAAAGGAGACCGAAATAGAAGAGACAGGGTATATCAAAGAAGTGAAACCAGCAGTTGAGAAAAAAGTTAACTCCGAGATTAGGACAGTTAAGATAACAGATACAGAGGCAGGGGCAAAGGCATTCATATATCAGCACGAAAGTGAAAATGTGCCTTGCAAAATAAACGGAGGGGCAGTGAATTGCGAATACGAAGGAAGGCTCGCGTGTGGACTCGGACAGAGCCTCCCGTGCAGTAACCTGACTTCCGTTTGTGACTTAGCAGACAGGGAATGTCAAGAAATTTTCTGGGATAATTACGCAAAGAGGCGTTACGGATCGTGGGCCAAGGCTAAGGAATTTTGGGTAGCGAACAGATGGTGGTAGTTCATTGTTTAAAAGAAGCCCCAGCAATGGGACTTCCCAAAAAGTAATGAAATAAAAAGGAGAGGGGTTTGTGTATAAAGTTAGGTGCTATTGCTCGTCTGTGTCGTCTGATTTACAGCAAAGACCAATCCCCAGGAGGGAAACGTCAAATCTTCAATTATGTGCCTTTCGGGGCAAGAAGCATTTGAGAAGATAGCCAAAAATAAAACGCCAGTCCAGTTCTGCTCTAACGATTTTAAATCGTTAAGGAGAGAAAATATGGAACTTAAATGCACGAAGTGTGGTAATGAAGAAGTGTTTTATCTGAAAAATTATTGGTTTCATGAGACTATCGTAAACGGCAAGGGAATGCCAGGAGAAGGGGACAGAGGCTCTGACCATGAAATCAAAACCAAATGGGTCTGTACTTGTGGGAACGTGGTAAAGGAGGAAAATGAGTAGATCCTCCGAACTAGATTTAGAAACACAACAAAAAGAACTCGGAACATTCAAGCAGTTCGCGTCTGACTTTCGAGAGGCTCTTCCCGAAATATCAGAGGAACGCCTTGAAGTTCTGTTCCAAGTCCTCAATGAGATTGTAACTTGAAAAATAGGTATTGTAAAGTTATTCCTCTTATCCTGTAGGCTAAAGGGAGTAATCCAACGGTATGCAATAGGTGCTTCGAATGCTGTAAACACCTTGCCCGCAGGACTAGGGGAATAATTTATTGCAAAACATAATCGGCAGATTGTTTTCTGCCGGGTAGATATATAAGTGACGGAACAAATAAGAGGTGGGACATTAAACCCCACAAGCCGTAGGATGCGAGAACTGCCTTGGCATAGGTTGACCCTTTATCCTTCTCAGGAAGAATGCCACTGACCTTATATATCTAACCCGGTAGGAAGTAATGTTGCTCCTTTCAAGTAGGCGCGGGAATGTAGTTTAGCTCCTAGGAAGCGAAAACGAATATAGCACATCTAAAAAGGCTTAGCCGCGCCTGCTTATGAAACAACACCTACACCAATTTGTTTCGGACAGAAACTTAGTTTTCTGTTCCCTACACGGTTGCGGACGTGTAGAGATTAGAAAACTAATAATAAAAAACTATGCAAGTATACGAACTTGAGATCGGGGACAAGGTTTATGCTCAATGGCTGTCTAGTTTCCATGAGGGAAAGGTAATTTTAAAGGAGGCGGACAGAGTAAAAGGGTATCGGGCATTGGTTAAGTTTAAAGGAGTTTGCGGTACGATGGTAGAGATAGACGACAGCAAGAATACACATTGGTTTAAGAAACTAAAATAAAAACCGACCAATATGACAGTATATAGCAAACACACAAACGGCTGCAGTGTGAGTGAGATAAAATATAAAGAAGACGAGGTAGAGATAAGTTTCGGGTTTATGTGGAACCCCTTTAAAAAGTTTAAGATTCACACAGAAATAAAAGAAGGGGACGGAGAAACATATTTGGATTTTTCGGTGTTAGATCTATACAGGGACAGATTGGTTGGAGGAGAGGGGTGCGGTGATTTTTCGATATCAAAGGTAGAGGGGGCCGGTATATTACTAAACTTCTCAGAAACAAAGGTGTTCATTGCCGGATATCGTCATTACACCTATTACACATCGGACATAGAGATAGTCGTAGAGTATGAAGAATATAACAGAGAAGGAGAAATAATAAAAAAGGAAATAGATAAAATAGACCTATCGAATTCAGTGCAGGACATAGGAGACTAATAACTATAAACTAAAATTAACTATGAAAACCCTACAAAACTTAGAAGCAGGCGACCTCATCAAAAACGGCAGGATAGAATTAGAGATTAGAGATGTTATTATCAAAGATAAAGGAGAGAAGACTTGCTACCTATTATCACAAGAAGACAAGAGATGTGCTGGTGGAATTTATACAGCATACGAGCTTGAAAAGATGGGCTACGCCCCTTACCTCACCCCCGAAGACAAGACGGAGAAGCTGGCAAGAACTGACCTTGTAACAATACAAAATTGGTCTGGTGATTCTCTGATAGGTAGTGCTTTCAAGATAAACGGAAAGTCATACTCAGCCAAAGAAATTATACAGGCATTGGTTAACTTAGATCAGGTTCCGTTTTAGGGATTTTGCCAAAGATTTATTAAGTAATAAATAGAGATGGAGAAAGAATATCAAACTACAAAGGAAGATTGCGAGAAGAAAATATCGGGAGTGTGTTGTGGTTGTGGTGGTAAGTTAGAGGCTATAGAAACAGTAGATAACGCAGGAAGCCCGACATTTTGGGTCGGGTGCAATCATTGTCATTGTTTTAGGGGAGGTGTTGATAGGAGGTATTTTGAGATTGCGAGAGAGCTAGTCGAGCAGGGAGAATTGATACCCTACACACATATGGACAGGTCGGAATATGAGGGCAGCGAAGAAAAAAAAGAATATTGGCTTGACTCCCAGACAGCAGGATTATCATACACGATAGCAAGAATTCATAAAATGTTTTTAGATAGCGAAGTAAGGCCAGACTAACCTCTGGCATATGGGGGGAGTGGCGAAATTGGATAGACGCCAAAAGTGTACTGGGGGGCATAACGACGGATATTAACACCGGGTCACTTGAAACATAGTGGGACAAGATAATGTCGCCAGCGTTATCCTTCGACGAACAGGCATAGCTATGATATCTATGTCCCCAGGTCTTGAATGGATAAGAAACGTGCTTTTATCCGTGCAGGTTCGACTCCTGCCTCCCCCACCCTAATCAAATAAATTAAGACGATGAAAGATGACAACGCAACGATTGAAGCAATGCAGAGATACGGAGGGAGCTTCGTCAAGGCACTGGGACAGGCAGCTGCACACGCAGACATTTTCAATCTGAAGAAGATCAAATGCGCCTTCCCCGAGTACTGGAAAGAATACGAGAAGATGGGAGAAAAGGATAGCGAAGGCAAATAGACTTCACTTTGCCACTTTAGCCATAATGGGGAATGGTACCCGCCTAGGTAAAACGGAACAGGGGAATGTCGGTTCGATTCCGACAGGTGGCACTTAAATTCTAAATTAATGAAAGATGAAAACCAAAGCATTCAGACACGGATATGGCAATAGAAAACGCGGCACTGGAAATATAACAAAACACGGATATCTGATATTAGCAAAGAATAACGAACGTAAGTTTGCTCACCGT